TTCTGTAACAATCCATTTATTTATCGTTCCTATGACTGGATTACGGAGCGTATCAGTAACATTGAACTTCTCATCTCTCACGAACAGGGTATCTATCTTTGAATATGTTTTCATATCTTCAAACGGTAACTAATAATGATTATTAAACTTCTATGTTATAAACTCCGCTATTTAATGAATAACTTGTATTATTACAATAATGAATCCAAGGTTGCTCATACCAAGGTTGTGTCCATCGTTCAATATAAATTGGATAACTCCACCCTTGAATGGTTGTATTTGTCTCAAGTGTAAAGTCTTTCCACTCATTATTGGGCAGAATTTTCTTTACTGTTTCCATAAATTTTGATAACTTCACAGCCTCTTCTACCTTGATTGTTTTTTTTGTGGTATCAAGTTGTATTTTCATACTAAATAATTAAACTAATAATGATTAACTTGGACTCAATTGAGCTTGCGTTCGGGAGCTTCACCGACTATGGCACTCTAGCTAGCATGTGGCTATACGTCTACTCCCCATAAGCTCAATTCAATCCAACAGGATAATGTGGAGAGGGTAGGGTTTGACCTACAGGATTTATCCAAGGACTTATCTGTTTCTCGTCGTATATTCTTTGAGGTTGCCTCGTAACCTGCTCATATACTGAGTTTTAATTACTCACTGGTAATATCCTCTCCACGCTATCCTATTTGTTCCTATCGGGGTGCGGGATTGTACCTTCCGAGAAGTTTCTGATTGTGCCTTATTTTCTTTGCTAAAGCGCAATATGCCAACTTTCGTTGACACCCCCCCGATGGATTGTCAATGTGCAATAATTAAATTACTTAGTTGTTGACTATGAGAGCCATAGCGATAACAAGAAGAAAACAATCTAATAGAAAACCACCCGTATTGGAAAATACCATAATAAATAAAGCAAGCACAGAGCTTATCGGGAAGGTCATTATGGAGCCAAAGAATCCTATGCCTCCGTATATCTCTCCCCACATTGCAAAGGTCTGTATGGCTACAAGAAATAGAATGCCATACCCTATAAAGTTCCCAATCAGTTTTAATGTGTTCATTGGTACTATTTGATAAAAAATTATAATAACGTCTGCAACCGATGTTAATGTCGCTGGAGACCTTTTACAAGATCCCCAACACCATGAACACCTTTTGCTTGTGCAGAATATTTTTTTAAAAGAACAGTTCGGAACTCTTTTTTAATCAATTGAATCTTTCTTTGTTTCTTTTATCCATGTCGCCATACTTTAATTTAATGATTTTAGTTTTCATAACAGAATGAATGAGAGATACGATTAAATGAAGCTTTCTTTCTTTAACAAGCGCTCCTTCTGTCAGCAAAAGCACACACCACTGACTATTGGTATATATTGTTGAGAAGGAGGAGGATAGTAATAGTGCATGCGCTATTGCCATAAGATCGGCTTCATTCTTGGTGAGATTTTTCTTATTATAAACTATAATCTTTATGTCCTTAGACAAATCGTTTTCAATAAGAAGCTCTGAAATGCCCATGTCCTTTTCTTCCTTTTTTCCTTTTGCGTATATTTTCATATTTATATCTAATATAATTCTAACCATTCCGTCTTTCTAAAAAAACCTACGCCGCGGTCCGTGTTTCTAGCTTTATCTCCTGAACTTTCTTCAAGAATGAAAAGTAAATATCTGTGAAAACAGGTATCCAACGGCATAGATTTAATTTAATTATATCAACGAACAATGTGCAACTGTCAAGTGTTTTGTGTTCCTGCTTCTGCGCCACCTGCGGTCATCTGTTTCCTGAGCTGTTCTGTTAGTTTGTTCCACTCCTTGTCAAAGTCAAACTTCTCTCCTTCCTCCAGCTCGAAGGTTTCATCAAGTCCTACTTCTACCTTGCGGAAATTATCTCTGAACTTGATTGTCTGACTTACTGTTTTGTGTAGTGTTATTGTTTTGAGTTTCATAGTTTGTTATGGAAAATCTGTTTCAAATGGTGCTTTTTCCGCGTTTGTTTCAGTATCGGCAGATGCTTTCTTCTCATACTTTTCAAACGGCTTTCTCCAGAAATATCCACCCTGCTTGTATGTTCCAAGGTTGCATTTTGCAAAGCAACCAGCGTTTATACACTGAATACTCACATAGATATTTCCTTCTTTGTCCTTGTTGGTAACTAACTTAAATCTATCAGGATCGTTATTTTTACACACATCACAATAAAAAGGAGGATTTGTTAGCGTGATTACTTGATTAAGTGCGCTCTTGACATCTTTTTCATCGATTTCAACTGCATAACTTGCGCCCCCAACCCTGAAACTACCTTTGACTATCATAGGTATAATTTTGAATTATTAATACTTAGCTATATTATAACATTCTCTCTTAATTTTGTCAAGAGCATTTTACTTCCAGTCTGCCCTTGATTGGACCGACACAGCGAGCTGAGCTGTCGGTGCGCTCTGTGTAACTTCGGTTATCAAAGCACTTTTCGTAACAACATTTACATCATTGAACTTTAACTCAACCACACCTGTTGAAATACCTTTTGTTTTGACAACATAGAGATAACCTTTCTCCGTCACCGCTATGTTATGCAAATCAAACTCATCCTTCTCTCGTATGATGATAAAGACGTCGGTTGAGTCCTGTTTGAATGCGGCACTTCCTGCGATGTCGTCAGCTGTCGGTCTTATGTCTTCCTTTTTACCAGTAACTCGTTTTCTCAAATGTGCAATAAGCATAATTGCGGTATTCTTCTGTTTGGTCAAAGCTCTAAGCTGTTTAAGAATGTTCGCCTGATCCTGTAAATAGTTGGCTTTGTCATGGACAAAATAACCGATATGGTCAACAACGATAAGGTCGTAATGAACAGTTGTCTCGCGAATTATCTTCTCAAGCTCTTCTACCGATTTAATGTCATCGTCAATAAAAAGGTCTATGTTCGGTATCTCAAAGTTACTAAGTATTTGTTTTGTCACCTCTTTATATGGTTTGTTCTTGATTATGGATGCGAGTATCTGAACAATACCCGTTCCTGATTCAAGAGCAATGTAGAGTACTTTCTTACCTTGTTTTGCCACATTCACCGCAAAATTACACGCAAGACTCGTCTTTCCTGCGTTGGTCTCGCCAGTCATGGTGTAAAGATTGCCAGGAGTGAAGCCTCCGACAAGACTATCCAGCTTCATCATACCTGTTGATGGTGCTTTTGCTATCATGTCAAACTCAATGGCTCTCTGTTCAGAGACCTCTTTTATTGAGCGAGGTTGTTTTATCCTTTTACCAGTCTGCTCTTCATGATATTTTTTAGCTTGGTTCAGTATTGTCTTTACCTCGTCTGCCGGTAGTGGTGGATTATATCCGTTATTCACAGCCGTGACGAGGTTAATAACATCTGCTTCTTCGTGTCTAGTAAATAGACTTCTGGCAAACTTCAACAGAGACGAATTTCTGCTTCCTGAGGTAAGCTCAAGTATCTGCTTATAATCAAGGCTTTTGCCGACCTTGGATTCTTTCAGCGCTGACTGAATTTCGTTTGCAGTCATCAAGTCTTGTAATTCTGCGAGATTTTCCTTCTTTGGCGGTTTTATCCACTTGTAGAAGCCAAGTTCTCCTGTCTTGAGCATAACAGGACTGTTTGGTATTCCGACATAGCCACCTTCTCCGCGTATATCAACAGCCTTACCGGCAATATTCACCGTATTCTTGATTTTCTCGTTGCCAAGAAAGTAATAGTGAAATCCGCCTGATGGTGTCTGGCACACGATGGGCGAGTTTATGTTCTTAACAAGTTCTGAAGCAAATCCTTGTTTCTTGAGTCCATCATCGTCAAGAACGGTAACATTGCTGAGTTTGCCACAAACCAAGGCTAAACCAGCACCTTTGTTCACGATGTAGCCCTCAAGTTCTTTCTCGGTCATTCTCTCGGCCTGATACTTTTGCCAGTCCACCATAGGTCTTTTATCGTTCTTTATGGGTATAAGCGACCAACCTATGCTGAGATAGTATCTCATCAGTTTAAGTCGTCTGTCCGTTTGTTCGTTCATATTGTTTTTTTTGTGCGTTACTCCACTTTATAACGCTTGCAACCATCGCATTCGCACTAGGCATTCCTGGTGCATATCTATCAAAAACCATCAGATCAAATTCGGTCATTGTCCGCACTTTACCTTCCTCCTTGTCTCTTCTTAACCAGGCCTGTAACACAAGGTTTAAATCTTTGTGAGGATAGACCTTTCCATTTTTATCTCTAAAAGTATCGGTCTCAATCTTTTCGCGGATATAAAAATACTTTCGTATAACATCTTCTATCTTGATAGAAAGCTTGCCTGCTATTCGGTAACAGTCTGCATATCCTAGTTTTTGTTCAATGAGTGGCGGATACTTATTTAAAGGCTTAACATTTTTGCTTACTTTTTTTTCTTCTTCTTTATATATATATATTTCTTCTTCTTTTTTTTCTTGTGTATTACTAGTATATATATTCTTAGTATTCTTGTTTGTGGTTAGTTGCTGGTTAGTTGTTTGTTGATTAGCTGGTTGTTCAGCTGGTTGATGAGACTGATATTCTTGCCAATTTAAGATTGAAATAAGTGAAAATCTGTTGGTTGATTGGATGGTTATTGTGCTGGTTGATTTTAGCACAGTGAGACAAGTCCTTATAGATTGGTGCGATATACCAGTCTGTTTGGAAAGCTCATTTCTGCCAGTTAAAAGTTGACCAGGGAGCACCTCTATTTCCTGTCCATTCCAGTAAAATTTTCTCTTCTCTTGGTTAACGGAAAGCAACAGGTGGACAAACAATGCTACAACGAGCGGATTTCGTTTGAAAGACGTATCCTTTAGTTTGCGATGTAATTTGATCCAACCCTGATTTTCCATATCATGATTCTTGAGTTTCGATTAATATGAATCCTTTTCCTTTGCAGCCGTGGCAGGTAATTCGCTGATATGTTACTGTTCCGTGACCATTGCAGACAACACATCTAACAGGCACATACTTGGGTTTTGGAGTCTCCTTTTTTACGGGGATTCTGTTTATATCATCCATGGTAATAGGTAAAATGTTAAAAATCTTTCTTTCCTTGTTCGATATTCGTCAGTCGTTCAAACAAATTCTAACACATGTTCGGGGTTATACAAGAACACAATTCATATCATACTATATCGTCTTTAAATGATAAAATACGAGCAAGCTTCTCACTTGTCACCTCTTTTCTATCAAAAAAAATCTTGCCGTCCTCTGGACCTTCATGTTCAAACTGTATCAAATGATATCCGCGGTAATCTATTCCTATCTTTGCGCAGTACTCCTTAAGCGCCGGATGCATAATTGTCCTAATAAACAGAGCAAACCATTTTGAAACCTCGGCTCCGCGCGTTTTTTCTTCGGCAAGCATGAGTTTCTTTTGAGCCCAATTATAGTAAATCCAGTCCTGATTACCTACACAGTATCCTGTGCTTGAATCAGGCAGGTGTGTTCGTATCCAACCTGAGAATACGAGCGACCGTCTGTTAGTCTTTTCTTGTTGCGTCATGGATTCTTTTCAATGACAATTTATAGTCAATTTCGTTTATTTCTATACCTATAGCATTTCTTCCCAATTCATAAGCAACTTTCGGAAATGTTCCGCTCCCAGAAAAAGGATCTAGCACTACGTCACCAATGCTCGTAAATCGTTCTACAAGAGACTTTACTCCTGTTTCCGACTGTTGCCACTCATGCATGTCTTTCTGCTCTTCCTCTGACACCACAACGTCAGAAATCGAGTGATCTATCTTGTTGTTGGGTGCCTTTTGGAAAATAACGACAGGTTTCCATCCACACATGACATTGCGGGGCAAGATTAACTGTGTGTTACCTTCATGAATGAGCGCAAATGTCCAATAATATTTAAGTCCGCTTTCTAAAAGCAGATTAAGTATCTCTGGTAAATGAATCTCTCCTGAATAGGCAATAAGAAATCCGTTTGGTTTGAGCACCTTGCTTGCAAACACACCTAAATCTTTCCATAGCGGAAGGAACTCCCCTGGGTATGGTGGATCGGTTATAATTGTGTCAATTGAGTTTTCGGCTATCTGTACCTTTCTGAAGTCGTCATTAAAAATCTTAACCTCGGCTGGAAGTTCTACCTTTCCACTTGCGAGCGCTTCCTTCTTTTTTTTATGGTCTTTTACTAGCTTTCTAAAGTCTCTTCGTTTGATATTCTCTTTTTCCGCTTTATCTAGCAGTTCCTCCTGTGACTGTGGGTCGAGATTTGCCACTTCTGCGTGGTGATCGAAGCTAAGATTTTCACGCCTGCGTGAAATTTCGACCTTTGAAGACACATATTTGTCATTGGCAAGTGTGCCGTAATCATATCCAGTTTCTTCTATTGCTTGAGCATACATTTCTCCATAATTTTGTTCTCCATAGTTTAGCCAGTCGCCAAGCCAAAGATGAACCGCTCCAGTCGCTTTTCTTATGAAACCTCCGCATTCCATCCATTCTTCAAATGTTGGTTTTCCAACGGGAAGCATTCCGTTTTTAAGTAGTTTAAAACCGCTATAAACAATATTTCTATCTTTATCGGTTTGGAGTGCCATATCCTTCTGTGTATCCATATTTACAGATGCAAATAAATAAATAATTGACAGTATAGACCTATTTTAATCAAAAATCAATCCGCAATGCGTCATCTCTTACAGTTGAGATAGCACTCGAAGCATCCCATTGACTCATAAACCTCCCGTTGTTTTGAGTCTACATGACAGCGAATCCACCAGTATAGGCGAAAAAGTTTTTCTATCATATTCAACTAAAAAACTATTAAAATCTCTATCCGAGCTAATCTTCGTCTACCAAAAAACCACAGTCTTCGCAATCGGTTGACCACCATGTGTTTCCGTCTGCGCTTCCGCCACCCATTGTAACTATCTTACCACCACAAAAGCATGTAGTGCTACACGGTTCGCTCTTATTAAGGCTGGCGCGTTCTATTTTTCTAAGATAGTCCTCGTGTGCTTTGTCTTTCGGAACCATGAGTCCACAATCTGTACCATTTGGTTTCCCGTTAATGTCGCATGCCACAAAAACATGCTCCCAGCCTTCGTTGAACTTTTGACCGCATACAACACAAGTAAATTTGCACATAGTTTTATTTTGATTTATAAAAAACGAACCACTCATCTTCATTTTTGAAGTTGGAGCGATACTCCTTTCCTTCAAATAGCAACCTCCACGTTGACCAGCGGATTTTCTTTTTTGGCAGATCGTATGGCTCCACATAATAGGTGTGGCATCCAAGCCGTTTTGCGAGACTAAGTGTTCCAGGGAAGCACTTTAGCTTGAAATAAGACAGAATGGATAGCCCATGTTCTAGGATATCTTTCACCTCCTCTACACTTTTGTGTTTATCCATAATATTTTCAAGTCTTCCTGAGTGAATAAAATTATGGCAATAATGACAAAGCGGTTCAATAGAGCTTATTTCGCATGTTCCTCGGTTGTAATCAATCTTCCAAAACTCATGAGCCTCAAGCCATTTGTGCTTTTTGGCCTCACTTTTGTGGACTCCGCAAGCAATACAGTGAAAATCATATCTCTCATATGTCTCTTTGCGCTTCTTATCCCACCATGTTTGACCCATAATGGTCCTAGGATTTACTCCATGAAGCGGTTTAGGAATATTTGGATGTGTTAATATCTCAGGTTTAAGTTTCATTTTTTCTTCTTGTGCGTTTTCTGATAAAGTTTATCGCTTTCTTCTAACCTAAGCTGTTTCATATAGATTTCGTGGCACACGCCCTTATGCGTTTTATGTACACCTTCTCGTTTATAGTACACGAAAGGTTTTTCACAGATTACACAGATTCCCCCGAGCAACTTTTCCGAATCGGTAGTTTTTACTGCTCTCATATGATTTGTTTTAACTTTTATTGTTCCTTCTGTTGGACTCAAACTTTTTTATTGCTTTGTTGAATTTAATTATAACTTCGGCAAAAGTAAGATATCCTGAGACATCATCGTCTCCAGCAATCATTGTTTCCCATAGGTTCTCATTAACACCATAGCTTCCAAAGCGACAAACAGCGTCTCCAATGCACTTACCTTTGTCGGTTTGTAGAACAACCTGAATGTCATTTTTATTGGTCATGCTTGTTCCAGGTACATTGTGTATGAGACGACCAGCTACACCCATAAAATCTGTATACCATTCAAGCACATATCCTTCTTTATAGACCGAGCTTGCTATTTTTTTCATATTATTGGGCTTGTTATGGATGCCTTTCCAGCAGAAACTGTTAATTGGTTCATTTTGTGACCGGCTATTCGTGGATCCTTGCGGTACTTTTTAACCGCCCTGTTAATAGCAACGGCAAAACTCGAAGCCTTTTCAATATATTCCCGCGTAATCGGATACGGAACGTAACCTGTAACCTTAATCGCAAATACGTTTCTCATGAGATTGTTTTGAATAAATTTTTTAATACACACAGAAAGAGATTCCATAAAAAGAATATTGGATATCCAATCATGTATACAATCCAATATATAGATTCATCTATAAAATTTCTAGACGAATAATTTGTTCTTTGTCTTCTAGAAGAACCACAGAATTCAGAGAATTCGTCACTTTGTATTATTGAAATTTCTTCTCCGACTTCTATAAAACCTTGTTCCTTCATTTCGAAACTTGCAACGGTTTGGGCAGTTCCAAACCTGTTTTTTTTAACTTCTATTGTTCTTGTTGCGTCTTCGTTCAATCGCATAAACAGCGTTACATCAACCATGTGTTGAAGTGTCAGCATTCCAGCAATGAGTCCGCTCTTTGTGCAATGACCAATGACAACAATTGCTATGTTGTTTCTCTTTGCTATTTCAATCAGAGCAAGGAGTCCTTTTTTCATTTGCGTGGGACTTCCTGGTGTGAGGCTTGAGGTTCTTGAATAGATCATTTGCAAGCTGTCCACAATGACAAACTTTGGTTTTATCTTGTCTATCAAAACTTCTATATCTTCGATGGCAACGTTTTCCGAGCAGACAATGGAGGGGTTCAGTGCGTTGAGCCTGTCTGCCCGCATTTTGGTTTGGGAAAGGCTTTCTTCGCCCGACGCATAGAGTACGGAGCGTTCTTGTGCGATATTGTTCGCAACCTGAAGCCATAATGTAGATTTTCCGACACCTGGTTCACCTGCAAACATTATTACCGAACCAGACACGACGCCTCCACCAAGCAACTCATCAACTTTTTCAAATCCTGTTGATATTCTTTCAGCGGTTGCTGTTTTTATCTTGTTAATAGAAATCGCGGATATCATAAATATATGATATGAAAAGATAAGATTAGGCGTGTTTTATTGACCTCCACCAAATCGGACTAATCCAATTTCGGTGTAGCATCAGGTAGACTTTAGTCCGTACCTTTTTATGGAACCTAATCTTTTGTGCTGGTGCCAAGATTTGCGCTTGGACAGTGGTTTTTACGGTGTCAGTTACTTACCGCTGATAAGCCCCAGAGTGTAACTCTCTGTCGCCACCTATGGCGATTAACCAGCTATCTTTAATCCTCGGTTTTTTCTTTTTTTCTTCGCCTGCTTGCTTCTTGCTTGCTTCTTGCTTGCTTCTTGCTTGCTTCTTGCTTATAGTATATCATATTGCCATATCATTGTCAATAGCAATATAGCAAAGCAAGTGCCAGAGTGCTAAAGCCTATTTTACAGCTCGGCAAGACTGCCACAGTAGCACAGCCCTTGACTTTTTTCTCATTTTTTATCCAACTTTGTATATGAGAATTTTTTCTTTACAACCATAGAATAATATTCTCCATCCATATTAAAAATAAGACTGTCAACCATTTGGATATGAAGAATATCGCCGGATTTTTTTATCATCCTCATTACATTTTTGTCCTGCGGTGAGGGCAACAGTTGTCCTGAGGGGTGATTGTGTAGCAGTATTACATTTGTCGCATTAAAATAAAGAGCAGGTCTAAAGACCTCTCTTGGTTCAACAATCGAGGCGGTCAGAGAGCCAATGCTGATAAGTTCTATGCCCTTTATGTTTCCATCTGGGTCAAGATACACGCCAAAGCAATGTTCCTTGCTTGGGTCTGTTATTCTTTTTTTCACTAACATTACGGAATCGTTTATGTTGTTGATTTTCATATGTGAAGTTAAATTATAACCCCAGTGCTGGATATTGAGTTAACAATATCCAGACCTTGGGCTACAAGTAGCCGTTTTCATTCTGATTTGCGGAATCACATCCGTATAAACCAGAACAGTTTTCCTTGCATACCATTTTTTTGCATTGAGGACATTTCTTTTTGTCCTCAACTGAATGGATGCCAACACAATTCTTACACTTTGGACATATAAATACCATTGGTGTACGAAAAACTTTTAACCATTTGGATAAATAATATATCCATTGAGCACGTTTCCAGCTTGGTCAGACTCTCCGCTTGCCGTAACAACCTCACAAATTGGTTTGAAGTCGTTACCTTCTTCGTCAACGGAGATAAACACCTTCTTATCTGGATTTGCCCGCTTCAACAGTTCGACCAACTCTTTTACCGTCATATATCCTCACCTCATTTTCCTTTATAACTTTTAATAAGCTCCCTGAGCTTTTGAGACCGCTGGACGATTGACCTGTTTTTGTCATACAGCACAACGTGCTGTCCGAGCAAATCCATGTCGAACACATTCTTTCCGCAGTTCTCGCAGACCAACTGGAAACCTTCCCGCGTAGAACCGAAAGCCAACTTTTCTCCGTAATCCACGGGAACTTTTTCTCCGTTAACCGTTTCAACCTTCACGCATGTTTTGCAATGCATGTACATTTCAATTCGTGATTTTTTTGCGTTCATTTTTGTTCACCTCCTTTCTTGTCGTGATTTATCATTGGTGCGCTGATATATTTCTTGATATAGGTCAGCTCCTTTGGTGATGGAACTACTAACAGGGACCCAACTATGGTTTTTTTCTTTTCATCCACAACGTCAAGTGTTGTGCCTACAAAAGAGGACAAATGCGGAGAAAGCCTCTGAAAGGCTCCAACCGAAATCATCTCTCTTTTTTTCGAGATGTTAATCTCTTTTGTGCATAGGAGACAAATAAAAGTGCGTTCATTTTCATCGCTTATAACTCCTATATCGGGTTTCTTACACTTGCAGAATATTTCTTTATCCAGGGGATTATTCTCTCCCTGCTTTTTTTCAACAACGTTTTTTTGTGTTGTCATATTATTTTTTCAACTAATAACGATACATACCAAGCGCTTCATCATCGCAGGGAACAAATGTCCGAATATACTTTTTGCTTGTCAATTTCGCTCCTATTCTTAAAATTTGCTCATAAGAAGCAGTGAGGTGACAATCGCAATCAAAGTATTTGTGCGGACAAATGTTTGCATCCATTGAGTGATAAATCGCCCAATCATGTATTTCTCCACGGACAGCAATCCACTTAACTTGCGTAGTTTTGCCGTCCTTCTCCACAGCGTGTGGAGCATCGTTAAACCACGGATGTTCTATATAGCCAAAACCTTCGGCTATAATTGCACCTGGTTTCATTTTCTTCAATTTTTTTATTGTTAGCATAAATATCACCTCCTTTTGATAACTAACTCCTGCTGGTTTGATAGACCAGCAGTATGTCAGTCCTCAATTGTGGTAATCCACAACCACTATCCACATTTTGTCCACAGCCTCTTTTTCTTCGGGTAGTCTTTCTCCGTTATATCCGTCAAGATATATCATTCCATCTTCGGTGCTATCGTTTTTGGGAATTTCACCACACCACGCTCTTTTGCTCATGATTTGTGACCAAAGCTTTTTTGTAACAATCATGGCGTCGTCCTCGAATCCTTCTGATTCGTAGGTATTTCTCCAGACTGGACACAATCCACGAAAGTCAGGAAAATGTTTGGACCAAAGTAGCTCCGCTTTTATTTTCTGAAGCGACTCTGGTTTGTCGGTTCCATTTGTCCAGAAAATCTTTTGGTCTTCGGCCTCTTTATCAAAAGCTTCAATCTTATCCTTATCAAGCAAAAGTTTTGTAAGTTCTCCTGACCATCTTCCTCCAATTACATACCAATCTGCAACGCCATAGGAAAATCTACCTTGTGTGGTAAATCCTTCCGCTTCGAGTTTCTGATATACATAACTTCGGGCGTCCTGTGAATTTTGCGCGTGGTCTTTGTTTAGAAGTACAAAAAGTCTAAAATGCATATTTTTTCACCCCCTCTGTTTTCTTAACTTGTAACAAATAATCACGCATACCTTGGAACCTTTGTATGTTTATATCACACAAAGTAAGCGTACAGGATAAGCAGAGATAGCTTATTTCCTGATGTCCAAAGCTTTTTTCACTTCGGACACCTCTTGTTTCGCCTTTTTTTATTCCTCGCCTGCAAGCCACACAAGTACTTCGTCCTGATTTTGCTTCTTCAATCGCTTCGATATCCATAAGCATAGATAAATGTTTTATAACGCACCAAACTCAAGCATGACCATTTCGTCTACCTCCTTTTCGAGCATCTCGGGATGGTCATTCTGCCACCATTCAAAGAAGCAAGCGGGATATGAACCTTCATCGTGGGACTCAGGATATCCGTTTACATAGGCGCAGTACGCCTTAAGGAGATAGTTCTGCGTCTTGGTGTCTAACCGCAGAAAAGAAAGTTGTAGTTCTTTTTTGTCCATTTTCATTCACCTCCTTTCAAGAGATATAATTGCTAACTGACGTCCAGTAGCACAAACTACTGGACAAAGTCAGCACCTTATCTGTGGATTACGGTTCGCATTGCCATAATCATCTTTTTCGGTAATTCTTGTACGTCTGGGACATGAATTGAGTTTGGATAGGCTTTTTTTACAGCCTTGCCAACGTTCTCTCCTCCTATTCCTATCCCGAACATAATTGAATCCTTCTTTATCATTTTCGCCTGTATCTTCTTAAAACGGGGCGTTCTGTTGGTTTCTCCGTCCGTTACGATAAAGACGAGGTTTGACTTTTCTTTACTTAGGTTTTGTTCTATCTTTTCAAGAACCGCTTCGTCGTCTGTTCCTCCTCCTGTGTCGCTATACTCCTCAATACTGTCAATTTTTGACGCAAAATGATTATATGCGTATAAATTGACCTTGAATTTGAGTCTTTCGGACACGTTTTTCAACAGAACCGCACCAATGAAGGCATACAGGGCGTTACTTCCGCTCATGGAGCCACTTTTATCAAGTGCTATATGCACTACATAGTCTGGATTATCGGGATTATTCTTTTTACTGAACATTCTTGTCTCTCCTTTTATTCCAACCTTATAGGCATTCTTGCTTAAAAGTTTTCCTCGCTTGTATGCACCTGTCCATTGTTGCGCTGCGTGGTCATTAAGTACATCTCTTAACCTTTGCGACAATGTAAACTCGATAGGGTTAAGCAATGTCACCACTTCCTTTTCTGTTGGTCTGTTTAGGCGCGGTGAAAAATTGTCAGATTCTCCACCTGCACCTTGTCCTCCAGCTCTTGCCTTCATTATGTCCGTTGAATTCTTTCCTTCTCCGCCTTGACCTTGTGATGGTGCGAGTTTTTCGCCTTTGTTTTCTTCCTTCGGATCGCCGCCCTGCTGTTGAGGTTGACCATTTTTGCCTGTGTTTTTTCCTTGTTGTCCTTGTTCTTGTTGTTGTTGTTGTTGTTCTTTCTCCTTGTTTTGCTTGAACCAATTCTTTATTAGAGGATATATTTTTTCGTCAACCAGTTTTTGCATGTCCTCGGTTGAGTTAGAGCGATATATTTCTTTTATCGTGTTATATATTTCTTCATGGTTCTCGAATTTCTCCGCAACTTCATTGTCAATCAGCAACTGACTACTCCGATATCCTTTTCTCCACATTCGAAAAGCAAAATTCCCAACGCATGACGCCACCACATAACTCTTTTGTGAGTAGTACATAAAAAGAGCGGTGATAACGAACTGTTGGATTTTTGTTAGCGATGTATAGTTTCCGCTAAATTGCGCTATGTGGTTCGAAACGCAATAGGCGTCAAGCTCTGTAAGTGCCTGTCGAGCAAAATCACCAAATTCATTGGTTAATTTTGTTTCGATACGCATATCCTCAAAAGCATTGTAGACCTCTTGCATTTCTGCTCCGTGTCTTGCGGCAATATCGGTTATTTTGACGGGTAAACTATATTTCAGATGTCCTATCTCATGAAGAACCAAACCCTTAGTTGTGATAAAGGGCAGTTTTTTTAGGTCTTTCATGTCAAAATATAGTTTTTTTCCGTCGGAAGAAGCCGCCCACCTATCACCTTCGACAATTTCAATTCCTGTCTGTTGTGAAAGCGCTGCGGTCATCATTTCGACATATTCGCGATTAGCATTTATCATGTTTTTTCACCTCCTTTCTATGAGTTTTTAATCTCATGCTCCTGGGGGCTTTTTCAAGTCCCCAGGGTGCTTGAGCTTAAAACGGAATAGTCTCCGTTGGTTTTTTTTCACCAACAGACGCATCCTTTTTTGACTCTTCCTTGGCGTTTTTAAATCCGTCAAGTAGTTTTGTCGTTTTTTCAAGCTTTTCCTGAACCTTGGTAAGGTTCTCCTCCACTTTTCTCTTATTCTCGGCCATTTTCACATATAGCTCCTTCAAGTCCTTGCTTTCTGCCTCCGAAGCCCGAAGATTTCGGACATCTCTCTGCAAGGAGTCTATATTAGTTTTATAAGCCTGTATCGAGGACTCATAGTTGTTTATAACTCTTTTTGTTGTGAGTGTCGGCGTGTCCAAGGCTGCTTCTGTCGATGAACTCGTCTTAAACACCGCACAATAAAAGTCCTTAAACGCCTCTTGCTCCTCGGACCGAGCCTTATATGCGATGGAATGCACATAAGCAGTCTTCGGATTGAGTCCTTGCTTGATCAATTTGCCCCATTGCAACAATGACCTCGTGGTTATAAGAGATATGGTCTTTTGGTCGGCATATGCCTTGCGAGCAAGCCAACCAGTGGTCACCATTTTTACCGTGGTTTCTGCGTCCAAGCCAGTTCTTTGCATTAACAACAATGCCTCCTTATCAGGATTCAATGTGTCAATGTTCATAACTATTGAGAAACGGTCCAAAAACGCTCTGTTCAAGGACTTTGTACCCTCATAGTCAGGATTCATGGTTGCAAAGAACCGAAAATCTTGATGAGGTCTTATCACGTCCCCGTTTGGAAGTGATACCTGTTTATCATCATCCAAAAGACCATGTATTATGAACGTACAGTCTGGCGGGGTAGCATTTATCTCGTCAAGAACTACAATATGTCCGTTGAGCATTGCGTTCGTCAGGATACCGTTCTCATAGTACGTTGAACCGTCCTTTACTGACTTGCTCCCAATAAGTTCATCAGGAGTGGCGTAACCGTGCATGTTGATACGAACGTATCCTTGCTTGCGCTTGAATGCGAGGTATTTTATGACCGATGTCTTGCCTGTTCCTGACTCTCCTACGAGAAGTGTCGGTAAATCCTCGACGATTGAGAGTCCGAGTGCCGATTTATCGTCTGCTGGGAGCATAATCTCATGAGCAGATGTTGGCACCAATGACCCTGTCTGATTTAACACCGAGATGGTCGATCCTCCGTACTTAAAACTATTTACTGTCATATTTTTTTCACCTCCTTTCAATTATGAAATGGTTAATCGGCCAATTAAGGCCAATAAGTGGACCAACGCAAAGTTAGTCCACCTATGGCGTCAATTTACTACTCGTCTTTTCGCAACGTCAAACTTGTCCGTATCTGATATGTTTTGGATACGAGCCTTTGCTGCAAAAAATCCAGCAATAAAGGCTTCAATCAGCGGACTTTTGTAAGACGTTTCCCCTTTTTTGTCGAGCGGTTTTAACCCAGTCAGTTTCTTGTCCTTGTTTCGGAGCATTTCAAAACAAATAAAGTTATCCTTTGAGTTTTCCATGTCCGTTCCAGCAAGAATTAAGCACTCGACACGCTTCGGGTCGTCTTTTGGTCGGGTAGACATTTTCTCGTCTTTTTTAACCCTAGACATCCAGCCTTCGGATGCAAAATATACTGACTGTAATAAACCAATGTCTGCTTCCAGAGCAATTTTTGCTCCAGCAACAAAAAATCCCTTATGGCGTTTCTTAAAATCTTCTGGCAAATCCGCCAGTATAGCCATAACGGTATTCTTTGAACCTTGTACGAATATCTGTGGTACATGTTCTCCTTGTTTTAAGCAGACCTCTTTTACCATCTCCGTTAGTTGTTCAAATTTCATATTTTTTCACCTCCTTTCGATAATAACTATTAAAATCGTTAACCCCTGGGACAGCAAGATAGCGTGGAGCACAAGCAAAAAGGTGTGTTATGTGTTGGCTTGTATAATCTCCGACTAATCTTGCTATCCCAAGGCTTAAAGTCGCCTCGGTTAGCATTAGTCAATGCAGACGTTGTATGCGTTTTGGTCTACGTCCAGAATAAAATATCTTATCCTGTCAAAATCTGAAACGTTGACTTTTTGCACCCCCATCTCATACTGATTGCTGGTTTGATATACCCAGTCAATCAAATGAGCCACGAGTGCAGTTGTCACGCAACTTCCGTTTCCAAATCTGTTAAAAACCGTAACTTTTCCCGGTTGGTTCATATACTTCTGATAGTCAATCCCAACACGGTTAAAAGTGTTAACAACAGACTGTTTAATTGTCATATTTTTTCACCTCCTTTCTTTTTTTTGGTTAATAATTTATTTAATTGGCAATCACCCCAGGCAAATTACTTCGCCTGGGATACATCGCAAATTAACAATCACCAAACATTTTGGCGAGACCTGCGATTTTTTTCATCTTCTCTTCTATTGCCCGCATAGCGGTGCCAGCATAGAAAAGTTCGCGTTGTGTCTTGCAAGCTTTAATGATTGCAATTGCTTCGTCCGAACGCACTTTGTAATCTGGGTTTAATTTAACCTTGGCTACAAAAGCGTTTATCTCTTCCGCGCGCTTGGATGAAATACCAAGTGCCTCGGGAAAGTTCATGTCCTTTTTTTTCTTTGTCATATGTTTTCACCTACCCTTCGTTATGAAATTGATAACGGATAACAATCCAGCGCGGACGCTGGACTGTCCATTCGTTCTCAATCCCACCATGTAAAGACTTCATAACTACCGTTTTTTTTCGAATTGGTGCATTCGTCTGCCAATCTGTAATCATTCACAAGCGCAAGCGCTTGGTCAGCGTTCAGATACGTTGCATCGAATCCTTCGATTGAAACACGATAGTCGGAACGTGTCTTATCAACAATGTATCCGTGGAATCTCATGGTTGGATACCTATCAGCAAGTTCAAGGAATTCTCGGATACTTGGAGAGTTATTCTGTTGCTCCTCCATGTTGTTCTTGTTTCCATGGACTTTTATAAGCTCCAAAACTTCTTCCTTGGATGCTTCTTCAAAGTGGACTAATCCACCCATCCATTTATCATCAAGTTTCATATTTTTTCACCTCCTTTCGATAAAGTGTCAACAATTAATCCCACCATAAACGAATAAAAACCTTGTTTCCTTGTTCATAGTAGTCAAATTCATCCGAAAACCAGATTTTAGCCATGCGTGCTATTTTAAGCAGATTACTAAAATCCCCTTCTTCTATTTCAAGGACAAAAGTATCAAATTCGTTTGACCAGTCCTCAACGTTACATATATCGACTGGAATATATTTAATTTTTGTTGTCCGTAGAAACTTTATAAGGTCTTTTCTTGATGGACAAGAATTAAATCCGTCCTTGTCGATTTTTATTGACGATTTCTTGACCAATAATTTTTCGTTATTGGTCTTTAAGGTCTCAAAATCAACTTTTTTTGTCATATTTTTTCACCTTCTTTTGATTATAAGAATGTATTAACTTATCCCGAGCAATTAACACTTATCGGAGGTTAATTGCCCGTGCATAAATTAAAACAGGTCAACGAGTTTCTTCTTTGGAACGACTCCAAGCTCAATCATTCGAGCGAGCAAAGCGTCTCCAAAGTCAGATGTGAACGGTTCGACAACAAGTTTTGGATGTCCATTAACCGTTAGCACTTTACGAAACTCTTTGAGTTTATAGTCCACGGTCCAGCCATAATAGGTTGGTAGTTTGTTAGGCATGTTTAACACCTCCTTTCTTTTTTGTCGAAAATAGTTTTTTAACCTTTTCAAAGTAGTCCTTTTGCGCGGATGTTTTGGCAGAGAGTGCCAAAGCCAAAACGGTTCTATTTATGTTGAAATTCATAAGTGTTTAGGATTTATAATTTTAAGGATTTGCTACTGTCGGTTACTTGCGTAGCCGACAGCGGGCTAAACCTTAAATCTTCGTATCGTGTGTCAGATAACTTCCGTTTTTATAGGAAGACCATGGAATCCAGCCTTGTTCGGTCCAGATTTCATGTGCGATGTCAATATTTTTTTGACAATCTTTCATATCTTCCATTGTCCACCCGTGTTTTGCGACACGTTTGGTGTGAACGCTGTTGATCTGAAAAACACCATAGTCAGTTGTTCCGTCTTTGTTTGTATTTGTCCGCGAACAGTTGAAATGGTGATTAAGATTCCAAAAGTTTTCTGACTTTGCCATCCTTATTGCGACAGAAAAGTCCCAATTTTTTGTTGAGATGTAATCATATATGTCTTGGTCTGTCCATATATGTTCGGTAGCAACAACCGGTTTTGTTATTATCGCCGAGTGTGTTGACACCTTTTCTTTTCTGTCTGGGATTAAGATCTTCCGTTTTTCAACAATAATTGGAAATTGAACCTTGACGGTTACAATAACCGGTGGTCTGAAAACGAAATGATTTACTTCCCACCACGCATTAAGTGCGTATAGGATAACTACTGACACGATTGTCAGGATTAAAGTTATAGCAACGGCTATTAAAGCCAGTTGCTTTTTTGTCATGAGTTTTTTTCACCTCCTAACTTAAAAGATTGCTAACTTAAATTCGCCTGGGATTATTGTCCCAAGCGGATTGCAGTTGTCAATCATCTGCCACACCCACGACTTGCCGGATATTGGTTGCAATATCTCCATTCATCAAAGTATGTGGTTGCTTCATTCCCTAGGACAACAGCAACAAAGCACACAATGAAAATAAGGATTACAAGTCTTTTTGGATTGTAAAGTATCATGTTTTTTCACCTCCTTGGTTAAGAAAAAACTGTTAACAATCACTTTTGGACATGATCAATCCATTTCTCTACTATCTTGGTTATTTTTGATATCGCCTCGTCGATATATTGGTCATCTTTGACCAATACATCGGGTTTTAATCCAGCGATATCGGCCACATCGGAGAAAAGTTCGTCAAGTTTGTTATAAATCTCGACAGTTATTATGCTCCGATCTAATTCTTTTTTGGTCATAAGTCAGTATAAATTTTGTAACAAAAAGTATCCCAGGCATTCGCCGTATTGGTTCACATATACACGGTGGAGGCCTTTTTCAGCGCGTTTAATAGCATAATGGTTACGCAGCGCCTGGGAAATCTTCTTTCTTCGAAGCATTTCGCTCCGATGATTGCGTATCATTGTTTTAATTAACTCCATATTTTTTTCACCTCCTTGGTTTTTGCAAAAATGGTTAACAATAGAGCCTGGGATTTAATTATCCCTGGGTATTTGCAATCCAAAGCATTTCAGCCGAAGGATTTTTTATTTTCTTCGACTGAATACGTCTTGGATTATCAAGATTTGTGGAGATAACTCTCCTTGGTGCGTGTTATTGTTATAAAATGTCGCCATTGGTCACGCTTTAACCTTTGGACAACTATTTCGCCATATTTTAATGTCCGAAGTGCAGTATCACAAAAAGCAAGGATTTCTTGCTCATTGGATTTTAGCAAGATCGGTTGCTTTTTGTCCCCATCTATGTTTATTTGGACGTTGTATATCATCGGGTAAAAAATGCTAAACTTTTAACTTCATATTCGGGTAAATGTCTGTTGATGTCAGCAAGTATCAGGACAATTATGCTCCGTTTCAGGCCTATTCGGTCAAGACGAAGCACACTTAATCTTACTCCTTGGACATATTTCAACCAAGTTTTTGATTTTTCAATTGTAAACTTCATTTGGTCAAGCAGATATACTATTCTGTCGAGCTCCAAGTACATCTCATCTTCTTGGACTTCGTATTCAGCGGACTTTTTTTTGACGCCGAGCATACGAGTCCGAGCAAGCAGTAGTCCGGGACTACTTTGATATGTGGTTTTTCTTTGACCATGACTTATAGTATCCATAGACTTATAGTAATCATTGAATAATTTTCGCCGGTTTTTTTTTATCCTATAGTAAAATATCACAAAGTAAAAAAAAAGGCCTATTCAAGGCCTTTCTTCTTGCAAAACTCATACAGATCGCACGTCGCGCAATCGTCGCGTTCTTCGTCGGCGTCAAACGTTTTTTTGTCAAAGTAGTAGTTGACAAAAAAATTTGTTTTTTCAGCTTCGTGTAACTCAAACATAAGATAAAAAAAAACTCTTAATTTTTTACATTGCAAAATAAATCAGGCGCGCGATAAAATTATATTAAATGAAGAAAAAATCTTATCATTTTTTTTTCTTCATTGAAAAAACCGGCTTCATTTATTCTTGTACTGCTTTATCAACTCGGCGACGCTTTTAACGCCGCTCATTTTCAATAGCTCTTTCAGATTGTCACTGTTCTCTTTGGCTTTGGCGTGCGCCTTTGCTTTATCATCAAGAACGCTCAATTTTTTGTACGTTTTGTACAATTCTTCATCAAGTTGTATTTCTTCAATCATCGCTTTTATCTTCGCTTTATTTTCAACGATGAACAGAAAGTCAGCTTGGTTTTTTTCAGACAAGGCCTGAAAATCTTCATGTGCTTTCATCAAATCGACATTGTTATACATAGTGTGTTTTGTGATAAATCGCGCGCCTGGTTTACTTTGCAATGCGACAAATTGTCAACGTACTGCTATTGCCGTGATAGCTAACGATGAAGAAGATGTTTTATTATCATCGTTATTCACTTTTAATAATACTATGATTAAAATATAGTGTCAAATGCTATTTATCGCGTCCTGACGCTCTAAACTGAATTATCAAACGTGTTAGTTAAATAATACGTCGTTTAGATTGCTCTGACGCTCTAAACTGAAACGTGTTTTTTTCTTGCTTGTATCACGAAAAACAAACTCACGTTTTGATTGTCAATACGCGCTAAATGTTTACTATTGTACAAGTTTTTTTTTTAATTTTCGATTATCGCATTCTGACGCTCTGAATAAGTATATCAGACTATATCAACTCATGAAGTGTTCATACTATATCATACTATATCAACGACGATGTATGTATCGTATATGTATCATGACATAGATAAAACATGTTCATGTATTAACGTATTAACATATTAACATGCTAACATGTGAACGTGTTATCGCGCGAACACGCGCCAAGTGTGCGATTTGTATATAATGATATACTATAACATGGACAAAAAACATCGCAATCTGTTGTATAGTATAGTGCTATATAGACTAAGGACTTTGTCGCGTATTGACGCTCTGAAAAATAGACAAGATATGTCGACGTCGTATAACATATATTATACGACGTGTATGATGATATAAAAAATCTTTAATTTATATTGCTCTGACGCGCTAAACTCATTGTGGACTTTTTTTGTCGTGATAATATATTTTACTATAAGACTGTGCCATGCGATAAAATCTATTCACGCACGCACAGGCGTAGAGTCGTAGGTACTTGCTACAGGATAAAAAAATAGAAAACTATCCTTCCTCATCCTTACCCCCCGAGCACCTCAGCATCAGTAAAAACATCATCGTTGTCAGACAAATGTAAGCGATTGATCGCCTGTTTTCGTGCGTAAATCAGTGTTTGTCAGACATTATTTGTCTTTGTCAGACAAGTTTTGTGATGTTTGTCAGTCTTTGAGATGTTGATCATTGTCTCTCAGGCACGAACATGTTGATTGTCAGACATTGCTATTGACATTGTCAGACAAACTATCTATAATGTCAGACATATGAAGATAATTAATGTCAGACAACTCTTGAGAGAGTTCAACAGCATCTTTCCTATACCTGAAGATGGCATACAAGTTGTAGGTAGAGATGAATCAAAGACATTCTATATCTATGGCGTTGTCAGACAAGATGTCAGACAATACAACGTGCCGAAAGCGACGCCCAGTGTTCGTGATACAGGCGAAGACTTGTTGCTTGACAATGACTTTCCTGAAAAAAAAGAAGAAAAAAAGATTGAAAAAGTCGAGATGATAGGAGAGCTTCGAGGCAGAGAGATCTGGGTACACACTGGATATGGCTATTGTGAGCAGCACTTTGAGAAAGGTGTGAAGTACAAGCTGTATCGCATCATAGCTGATGATTTCAACGGAGACATGGTGGTCAATAAGCTTATGTGCGAGAACTGCATGAAGGAAGTCTTCAGGAAGATGTCTGAGGCAGGAAGCATAAGAAGTGTTGAAAAGAATGCTTAATTATGTTAGTATTAAAACTATGTTCAATCTGTTTGATGCGCTCTTCAAAAAAGAGCACACGCACGACAAGATGACAAAGAGAGAGAGTCTGAAAGGAAAATCTCTTGTCGCAAAAAAGAAAGCAAAGAAGAAGTAGATTATGCCTCTATAGTTAAGTGGCTTAACAGATGTTTTGTAAACATCCGAGGCAAGTCCGATCCTTGCTGGAGGCTCAAGGCTGCATAGTGTAAGCTTGCAGCTTTTGTCTGAAGGTGAAGCTGAGTTCGACTCTCAGCCAGACAACATGTTCTTTAATAATCTGAGTTCTGAAATGGTCGAATAAGAGGCTAAGCAACTCTAAGACACACAGGTACAATGGCAAATGCTGAGTATTTGTGGTAGTTCTCGGACCTCGCAAGAGGTGAAAACACCATGACAAGTGTAAAAACTATTGCTGACCGAGGCTTACTTGCGAGTGTCGCTGATTGTTGACGTGAAGACGGCAACTGAGGCTATTCTCGCTTTCGGAACTCAGGTTATTAATTTTTTATTTATGTATGAAATCTGTATCTCTGAGGAATTTTCAACTTAAACCGAATTCCTTTCTGAAGGATCTTCCTCTCACGCTTACTCGTTATGGCACTCCGTTTCTCATTGTCTCAAACTACAAGAAATCGATAGATTTGTTTGAGCCGAAGACACAAGAGCAAGTGCAAGAAGAGAAGAAAGAAGAGATTAGAATAAGCGAAGAGCTTCTTGATTTGAATCTTGGCAACGCCACAGCTTCAGAACATAAGTGCGCAGAGTGTCATGAGACTAAAAAGTGCTTTGCGGTCGCTTATGTCGATACCGATGGCACACAGCTATGGATAAAACAGTTCTGTGAGACGTGCCTTCGCGTCATCAACGAGAAAGTTAACAGGTACGGAGGCGTTTTAAAGGCAAGGTGATACATATGCTTATAGCAGGTGGTGGATACTCAACAATACCGACAGATGAGCCGACAGCCTTTCCTACGATGAAAGTCGAGAAGATGGCGACAGTCGAATCAAGCGTTGCCACAGCTTCAGCAAAGCCGAAAGAGACATTCTCTCTCTCGCTTATGTTGCTTGTGGTGGTTGCAGTAGCTCTTGTCGGATTTATCATTTACAAACTAATCAAAAAGTGAGGGGAGTAGTGCTGGCAGGAGGCTTAGGAACGCGTCTTTATCCGCTTACCTATGCCACTAACAAACATTTGTTGCCCGTATATGACAGGCCGATGATTTATTATCCTATCGAGACGCTGGTGAATGCTGGAATCAAGGATATTCTCGTTGTCGTGTCAGGACCATATGCCGGTCACTTTATTCCTGTCATTCAGAATGGCAAAGCGTTTGGAGATATACATATTGAATACGCATATCAGTCAAAACCTGATGGTGGTATTGCAGATGCGCTTTCGCTTGCCGAGAAGTTTGTTGCGGGTGAGTCTCTAGCGGTCATTCTCGGTGATAACACGACTGACGCAGATATCTCAGAAGATGTTAAGAACTTCAAAGAAGGCGCTGTTATCTTCTTGAAGAAGGTGAAAGATCCGAAGAGATTCGGTGTTGTTGTGTTTGATGATAAGATGAACGTTATACGAATAGATGAGAAACCTGAGAAGCCTGAATCAAATATGGCGGTAACAGGTCTCTATATTTATGACAACACAGTCTTTGACAGAATAAAAGGCTGTAAGCCTTCAGCACGCGGCGAACTTGAAATAACCGATGTTAATAATTTATATATCAAGGAACAAAAGATGCGCTGGTCACAGCTTAAAGGCTATTGGCTTGATGCAGGAACGTTTGACACGCTTCTGCAAGCAAATATCTACTGGTCTCTCAGGCGCAAAGAATAACTATGAGAAAAATACGATGGAGTTTTGCTATATTGCTTAACAAACTGGCGGCCAGACTTCAACTTGACAGACCTGGTGCCAATATGACGAAGATTCAGATAGACGATGAGTTCATTGTTATTAAAACAAATAATACCTACGAGGCGGCTTTCTACATGACGAAGGGCGCGCAGGTAGAGGGCGTGGTGTTTCGTCCTGTGCGGGATAATAAGCGAAGCAAGCTTGGCTACTCATACGCGTGGATCATGACACTCTCACATGTTTCAAAGAGAGTACACGAGACGTACAAGAACGGCGTGGCTCAGTGTCTTGTTTCTGATTTAGAGTACAGCAGAAGAAAATTAAAAAAAATAGTTAAAAAAATATCTAGATAAATATGAACACATCAGACATTCAGGCGCAAATGTTGAAAGCAAACACACAGTCACGAATGGGCAACACAAAGCCTATTCCTAATTGGAAAAGACTTGGGCTTAAGTCGAGACAGGAAGGAATAGCCTATGTTCTTAATTTTCTTAAGCAAAACGAGAAAGGAATTATCAAGCGGGGTATTGATACGTTTACCATGATAACGGTGGGCAATTATCAGTTCATGCTTGGAAAGCAAAGCGATGAGCTTGGTCTTTCTAAGTATAAAAACAAGAAAAAGCGTGAAGATAAGTCAGTGGAGAGAGGACAAGAAGAGGCTGATAATTGAGTATCAGGAGCATGGCATAACCAGCTGTGAAGGAAAGCTTATAAATACACACTGCATGCGTACATTTGCGCTTGCGATACATCATCTTGACAGGCGCTCATCGGGTAACGCTCAGAATACGTTCGAAGAAACAAGACTTTTGTGTGCCGATTGTCATCATAGGGCCGATCAGGCGCCAGGACATCAAGAGTTTAATGAGCAACTAAGAGCGTTGCGTTAGTTGCACTTGACATGAAAAGTGTTGTGTATTATAGTTTAAAGTAGAGGTTTCGTATTACTTGTTTAGAAGTAACAACGAGCAGCTGAGAGGCTGCTTTTTTTTATGAAAAAACTCAATATTTCGACCATCTACTCTCAACGAGATGGCAGATGGTCAGCAAATCTTCTCGGATTCAACACAGATCCTCAGTATTCAATCGGCAACTATGGCTGTCTTCTTACTTGTCTTGCTATGTATTGCACTGCAACAAGTAGAACTGAGACTCCGCCTTCTCTAAATGAGAAGATAAAGAATGTAAATGGCTTCGTTAGTGGTGGTTTATATGATTGGACTTCACTTACTCGTGTTTATTCAGATGTTGCGCAAGATTTTACTTCGGCCTATTTTTCAGACGCTGTTCCTGACTCAGCGCTTGATAAGATGCGCTCGCTCATCGACGCGGGCAAGCCTCTTCTTGTTGAGATAGATTTCAATCCTGCTACGGTGGTTGAGGATATGCATTTTGTTCTTGTATACGGATATGACGATAACAACGTGTTTTATATTGTTGATCCGTGGACAGGAACCAAGACCACTCTTGACGTGTATGGAGATGTTAAGCGTGTCGTGTACTCATTTAGATGCTACTCTTCGACAGTACAGGCGGAAAAACCTCAGCTCCTTGTTGATTCAGACATCTACGAACATCTTGTAAATGGTGCGACCGTGAGAAAAGATGTTGCTTCTTATCTTGAGCTCTCAGACCCTGATAACACCCAGTTTGTTGAGATTCAAAGAGTCATCGCAGGTCTAAAAAGTCGCGCCACAGACCTCCAAACTCAACTTACAAAAGCTCAGACAGACGCAACAAATAATAGTGAGCAAGTTAGCAGACTGAAGGAGCAATTGCTAAATGATGAAAAATTACGAGCAGGTCTTACTAACAGTCTAAACGAAGCCATGCAAAAACTGTCGGGTGTACAAAAAGTGTATGAAGATCAACTGGCGGTAAAGCAAGGCCAGGTCGACACGATTGCAAAAGAAAAAGGACAGCTTAATGTGACAATCCAAACCTTAACATCAACCGTTGAGCAACAAAAGACGCGCATAACCGAACTTGTTGCTAATCAGACAAAGACCTATACCGTGGGCGAACTTGTCATGATGATTTGGAAAAAGATTATGCCTATAAAAATTAAGGTCTGATATATATGACAAGAAACGATATAGATATTGCTAGAATAAATACGAAACTTGATAACTTGCTTGAGGAAGTGAGAGAAATAAAGCAAAAACAGAGCAATATGTATGATAGGTTCGTAATGAAGGAAGAATTGAATACGCGATATTCTGAATTAAAAACAGCAAATCAGACGACAGAGGATAAATTGTCTGAGCGTATAAGGAGACTTGAGATTATTGTTTATGGCATGATAGGACTCATACTGACAGGGTTTATTGGAGCCTTGATTGCGATAGTATATAAAAAATGACACATTTTCTATATCACGCTTCGCTTTTCGTTATCCTTATTACCTATCTGTTGCTTCTTTATGTGGGTTATCTTCTTTTTTATCCAGTGCGGTCGTTCAAGGTTATGGTTAGTCCAACACCTGTTACACAGAAGTCATATCATTTCGGAGATGTAATTGAGTTCACGCCAACAACCTGTAGATATAATGATAATGATGGAAGTGTTAATCGTGTACTGCGCAATGTTGATTATCCCACCATTGCTTATGGTATGTCCGATGTACCTCTTGTCTCACAGCCGTTTAAGTGTGCCGTCTATCGTATTTCACTTATTCTTCCAAATAAAATGATTCAAGGCAGGTATATCGTTGAGAATTATATCTCTATAAAGACAAACGCATTAAGAACAGAACATTATAAATGTTATACTGAGTCATTCAGCGTAATGCCATGAAAAATAATATATTATATGCTCTTTCGCTCTTCACACTTTTTATTATGGCCATAATGATGCTTGCTTTTTTCTATGTTATGTCTTATCCGTTTGATTTGGTGAAGATTAATAAAGAGACCAATCTAAACAGTACATATAAATTAGGTGAAGAACTCGACAAGACTCTGAGCATATGTAAGAATACAGACTCTCCTCTCTTTGTTACGCTTGAGCTGTCAAACCAAGACATAATAATGCTTGCAAGCAAGACATCATATGCGCCGCGTGGCTGTAAGAAGTATGTAATAGCTCAGAATATTCCTTTATCTACGCATCTTGGAGCGCACTCTCTTCGTGTTACTGCCTGTTATAACGTTCATTTTAGACAAATCTGTAAATCGTTTATTAGCGACAAGTTTCAGATTGTAAAGTAAGAAGGAGGTGATATTACTATGGACTTAGCAAGTGCAACATTTATTGGTTTGACCACTCTCGGCATTGTTAATGTGGTTACGTTTTTCAAATCTAATCTTGATTCGAAAACGAAGTTCGCTATTGCCGTGGTGTCAGCTTTTGCTTTAACATTTGTTCCTGTTGACATTGGAAATATATTATTAGATAAGATGAAGATTGCTATCGAGGTGGCCTTTGCCATGTCTGGTGTTTATAAGATGGCGCAGAAGGTTGGCGGTCAACAATAAGACTTCTACCAAAAAAACGATGTCTGAATCAAAAATAGGTCTCTATTACCCGAACGGTCAAATGTTGACGATAGATCAGATTCGCAGGAAAAATGCACCACCAGTAGAAGTCTCTCCAATACCTATTCCGACACAGCGTTCTCTCGATCAATGGACGCAACATCTTTCTGAAATGCAGAGAATGAGAGATGAAGTACTTCCTCTTCCTTCTTCAATAGACATCAAGCACGCAGCCCACGAGCCTGTTTTTTACGCACTGTTTGGTGATATCCACGCAGGAGGAGATAAGGTTGATTATGTCCGAGTTAAGGATGAGGTGCAGGCAGTAAAGGAGACGGATGGTGCTTTTGCGTTCATGCTTGGCGACGTAATGGACAACTTCTTTTTTAATCCAGCGCAACATGAAGACATAATCAATATAAATGAGCAAGCGCTCTATTCGAGAAAGGTGCTTGATGAGCTGAAAGGAAAGCTTATGGCCGGTTGGGCGGGAAATCATGAGCTTTGGAGTAGTCGTGACGGTCTTACTATGTACCATGACTTTGTTGAAAGATATGGTGCGCATTATCTTGAGGGCCTTGTTCATGTTGGTCTGACGGTTGGAGACAGTCTGTTTCATGTTTTTGGAGCCCATCAATTTGGTGGTCATTCTATTTATAATGCGGCTCATCCAGAACACAGAATGCAGAGAGAAGAAGGAGATGGTGGTGACATCTTTATTGGTGCGCACACCCATCATAAGGCGGTTAACAGGCAGACAGTAAAAGGTGTTGGCGGAGGACGCGAGGTTCTCTACATATCGCTTGGAGCATATAAGTCGTCTGATTCGTTTGCGAGAAAGCTTGGTCATTCTCCGCTTACTCCTTCTGAGATGGGCGGTGTTGGTCTTATTTTTTATCCAGATGATAAGCGCGTAGATGCGCATTGGGATATTCAAGAAGGTATAAAAGCCTTTAAAAAACTATGAGTGAAGTACCAAAACCTGTACCAGACAACATGACCTTTGTGTGGCATAGAGGAGATTTCTCTATTGCTGAGATTTATACTAGAAAGATTAAGGACGGCTTTTCAGATGGAGTATCATATCATCGTGTGAGATATGAACGAAATGAGCAACATCAGCTTCCAGAGGAGATATTTAAATCGGTTTATTTACAGGCAATAGCTCTTTGTGGACTACATCCAGAGTTGGTTGTTTCTGTTATAAGAAATGATAAAGAAAGCGAGGTTGATGAGAGTGATAATAATAGGCCATTTATCATGGACTCCTCTCCGCGTTATTTTCCTGGAGCAGAGGTGAAGGATATTATTTATGAAGGAACAATTTATCATTCAGATCCTAGTGTAGTTAAGAAATATGATATGTCAAAGATACCAAAGCCTCAGTCGGTCGTTACATCGCATGGTCTTACACGAAAAGAGCGTAAGCGACTTCGACATAAGTAAAAATTAATTTATTTTTACAATGTTACTTAAAGAAGGGTGTGCTTTTTGTTACGAAAAAAGTTGGCCTCATTTTGCAAAATATGGAAGACAAAATTTAAATCAAATGACCGTTGCTGAGTCTGATGTTTGGATAGCAAAACCAGATATATTGCCAGCACAGCCTCAAGGATTGCATTTTGTGATGCGACCCAAGGACCACGTGCTTAATTACATGAGTGCAGACACAGATTCGCTTGGTAGGTTTATATATGGTATCGAGCGAAGATTTGGTCCTGTGGCGATTATGAAGCATGGTGACGTTAAGGAGGAGGCCGCCTCTGTTATGAGCGTGAGACACGATCACACGCATCTTTTTCCTTCCGTTGACATTCGCGTTATTGATTATGTGCGCGACTTAATAGACTCACAAGGAATTCCATATCAAATCATTGACGCTCCTGATATTTCTTATTTAGTTCAGCTTCAAAAAGTGTTTAAAGGACAGCCGTATCTTTATGTTCAGCATGGTGGCGTTGGTCTTTTTGTGAATGATGAGCATGAGCAACTTGGTTCTCAGCAGATTCAGCATGCTATGCAGTGTCATTTTAATGGAGCAACTTTTAATTGGAAGAATATAGATTCAAATCCAGATCTTGCTAAATTATCAGTTGAAAGACTTTCTTACTATGAAGAAAAGTTTGGAAAAATATAACTGTCCTTTTTGTGATGTGATGTTAATGAAGGGTCAAATTATTCATGTGCTTCCATATTGGTTTGTTATAAACAATAATAAACCGCTTTGTGATGGTCATTTGTTGCTTATTCCAAGGCGGCATGTGCGTGGATTGGAAGATATTGGATGGATGGAGTGGTTTTTTTATAAGGTGGGTGTCCTTTGGTGTATTTCTTTTTTAAAGAACAAGAGGAAAAAAGATGCTTTTAGCTTCATTAACGCGCCAAGCGGTCAATCTGTTTTTCATTTTCATCATCATTTTGTTCCTAATTGGTTTGGTCCACACGGTCTTGACGCTCTATTAAGAAAAGGTAGAAAAAAGCATTTGACAAAGACAAGATAATTGTCTACTATTTTAATGGCCAATTATTTTAGATATATATGAATATAGTATTTCACGTTTGTCCGCGCTGTAAAAAGCTAGAGTGTGCTTACAGAAAGACGTATTATGAGAGTGAATATAAGGTAGACTCTCCAAATATTTTTTATGTATGTGAAAACCCCGATTGTTGTTTCTTCATCAAAATAGATACGTCTAAGAAGGTTTATTTACAGTGGGATGATTGTACGTTTGAATGGATAAAAATCTATGACTCAACATTGCCTCGTTTGTAACAAAGCTTTTGAAATTGATATATATAGTGTCAAATATCGAAAGAACAGGAAGTATTGTGATTATGAATGTCAGCTTATTGCTCAGTCAGCAAGACAGCTGTTTTCCTATTGCAAATACAAAAAAATAGTGCTAACATGGAATAGATTATTGCAGTTATTAAAGATTTGATATATGGATATGAAGAATGCTTATAGAACAAACTCTCTTCCGTTAGCCTCCTTTCTTAGCAGTTCCACTTCTGTGAAATTTAAAGGAGTAGACGCTTCTGCTTCAACAATTATTTATTTCCTATTTGAGCCTCAAGCCGAGGCACAACGACTTGCCACTGAGTATTTTTCAGGTGGTGCAAACTGCGATCCTCTTGAGCTGTTTAAGAACTATAGGGTATTAAAAGACCTTGTGTTCGAGGCTAAAAGAAATGTTATAAACAATAGATGATATGAAAAAAAAGAAAAAAAAGGTTGAATATCAAAAGTATAAATGTCTAAATAATCATAGATTCAAAATCGTCTACAATGGCTGGTATCCTTCAAAACCATGTCCAAAGTGTGGTGAAACTGCGTATATGGATACTCCTGATTCTAAGCCTTCTTCCTTCAGTGTTAAAACAAAAGAGGAGATAACGGGTTTTTATCGCACAAAAACAGGTGATCTTGTCGCATTAAACAAACAAGGTAGAATAACAGAAAATCATCATTATAATTTAAGAACAGATCCGCATGGCTGGAAGGCAATCGGTCGCAAAGTCAGAGAAACAGACAACAAAGGCAGAAGAAACGCCTAAACTATATTGGCCAATAGACAATCTATATGAATGGCAGGACAATCCTCGCGCCATAAAACCAGAGGATTTTGATAGGCTAAAAAAACAGATTATTGAGCTTGGTGAATATAAACCGCTTCTTATTACTCCAGAAGGAGAGGTTATTGGTGGTAATATGCGATTTAAGGCATATAGGGAACTTGGATATAAAAAAGCATGGGTATCTGTGGTAACTCCAAAAGACCATCAAGAGAAGCTAAGGTATGCTCTTTCCGATAATGATTCGGCTGGCTATTATATTAAGGATTTTCTGAGTACTCTTATAGAGCCGTATAAAGAGAATGTTGATTTCTTGAGTGAATTTAAGGTCGATTTCAACGTTGGCAGCGATTTAAATGCTCTTCTTAAGGATTTAGAGGTAAAGGAAGAATTTGAAGAGGAAGATGAGCCACCAGTTAAGCCAGAAAGCAAGCTTGGAGAGGTGTATCAGCTTGGAAGGCACCGTGTCATGTGTGGAGACGCAACAGATGAGTCTGCCGTCGCTCTTTTAATGGATGGACAGAAGGTAGACATTAGTTTTACTTCTCCTCCATATAATGCAGGTACCACTCCAACAGAAAATGATATGGGCATGGAAGGTAAATATGAGGACTATAATGACGAGAAATCAGATGAGGAATATCTAAAACTTCTTGTTGACTCTACTGTTCTTAGCCTAAAATATGCAAGTTACTCCTTTGTTAATTTACAAAGCATTTCTGGTAATAAGGTACCTCTTATTGATTTCCTTTATGCGATGAAGTCGCAATATGCCGATACGATTATATGGGACAAAATTGACTCTCAACCAGCATTAGCGCAAAATGTTCTTAATTCTGAATTCGAATATATTCATGTATTTTCTGAAAGGGCGACAAGAGCAATTGGTACAAAAAAATATCGTGGAACTCTTAAGAATATAGTCCATATAACTAGAAGAAAAGGCAATGACATAAAGAACCATCACGCAACCTTTCCTATCGATTTTGCAAAACATTTTGTTTTTAATTTTTCTTCGGATAATGGCTCGGTATTAGACCTATTTGGTGGAACCGGAACCACCCTCATTGCATGTCATCAGCTTAACAGAACGTGCTATATGATGGAGCTTAATCCAGCTTATGTTGACTTAATAAGAAAAAGGTATGCTAAGTTTATTGGTAAAGAGTCAGAATGGTTAGAGATTACAAAAGCGACATGATATATACGGCAGAATCAGTCACCGCATGGCATCCTGATAAGATATGTGATCAGATTAGTGATGCAATTGTTGACGAATGTTTAAAACAAGATGAGTTCTCACGCGTAGCGGTAGAGACGACAGGAGGACATAACACCATTGTTCTTATTGGTGAGATAACCACAAAAGCAGATGTTGACTTTGTAGATGTGGCTCGCAGAACATATAGGGATCTTACAGGCAAAGATATAGGTGTTTTTTCAAACATTGTAAAACAGTCGCGAGAGATAGCGCAAGGCGTGAATACTGGTGGCGCAGGAGATCAGGGAATAATGGTGGGATATGCCTGTAATGACAACCCAATGTTCATTCCTCAAGAATTATTTATAGCGAGGAAACTTCTTGAAGAATTCAAGGTTGATGGCAAGTCTCAGGTGACGCTTGATGATAATAAGGCGTCTGATATAGTTATCTCCATTCAAGGAAAAACCAGTGAAGAACTTGTTAAATATGTAAAGAATTATGCTAAGAAACATAAAGGATGGTTTCATGAAGGATCTGCCATATATGCAAACAACACGGGTTCATTTATGATAGGAGGATTTGATTCTGATTCTGGTTGTACGGGTCGAAAGATTGTGGTTGACGCATATGGACCACGAGTTCCTGTGGGTGGTGGATCATTTAGTGGCAAAGACCCAACCAAGGTTGATAGAAGTGGTGCATATATGGCTCGCTGGATGGCTCTAAGTCTGCTAAAAAAGGCTGGAGCAAAGGAGGTTACGGTAAAACTAGCTTACGTTATAGGAGGAGAAGAGCCCGTAATGATAACGGCGTGCATAGATGGTCGTACGCATAATATTTCAGGTGGCTCTTATGATTGTAGGCCGATTGCTATTATCGAGAGATTTAAGCTTAGAAGACCTATTTATTTGGAGACTGCTCGTTATGGACATTTTGGTTTTAAACACTATCCATGGGAACAGGTTTAATAGATGAAATAAGGGAGATAGTTTTAATGCTTTATACAGAACCTCTTGAATGTATGACGAAGGAAGAGCTTATAAAGAAGCACGAAGATGTGATGAACACATTTATTGGCGTTTTGATAGGCGCTCGTATGACAACGGATAGAATTAAAAGTTTAATAGAAACTAAGAAGAATGCGACTAACAGTAGCACTTCCCATATTAAATCAGCTAAATGATACAAAAGGTATCATTGCCTTAAACAAGCACATGACTTCTGAAGATGCTGATTATATCTTCATTGATAATGGCTCAACCGATCCTGTTGAGAACTTTCTTATTCGTCACTTAAAGCCAAAGCGAATGAATTATATTCGCAATAATAGAAATATTGGACTCCTTAAGACATATCAACAGATATATGAGGCCTGTGACACTGATATTCTTGCAATTACACACAATGATGTTCTTATTTATGAGAAAGATTGGGATAAACGCATTGTTAGCTATTTTGAAAAGATGCCAAATGTTGGAGCTGCTGGTTTTTTTGCTGCACAAGGCTGTGGACCATCTGGAGAGCGAATACAGGATGTTCCTCAACCTGGAATGATGTCTGGTTGGTCAAATATGCTTGAGGCCGAGGTTCATGGTATGCGTATGAATGAGCCGTGGCACGCTGCAGGCATATTTGATGGCTTAATGATGATATTTAGGATGGATATGCTTCGTAAGGCTGGAGGATTTGATCAGCGGTATAAGTATCATCATATTTATGACAGAGATGCGTCACTTGAAAGCTTAAGACATGGATACGACAACATAGTTGTCAATGTTCCATGTCATCATCTTGGTGGTGTAACGGCTAATAGATCTGATTATCAGAATTGGATTAAGGACAGATTAACAAAGGATGGCGTTGATTTAAAATCCTCTACTGAAGGAGATATTTATCATAAAAAAGATGAAAGTGCGGATATGTGGACACATAATGAAAATAGTAAGACATTTGCTGAGAAATGGAAAGATGTTTTGCCTCTCTATGTTGAGAATGATTTTAGCTTTAGAACAGAACAGCGCGGACAATGGAATTTCAAAGGAGATAAAATCAGGCACCTTTAAAACTAGGTTGTGGGGTTGAAGGAAGGAGATATTCTTATGGTGGATTATAAAAAAGCCGTCCAGCAGGCTAAAAAAGAACTGGAGAAGGAAGCCATAGAAGAAGTCAAAAAATACATCAAAGAAACCTTACAAGGTATCGAGGATGTTAAAGCTTCTATCAACCAAAAACAAAGAGAACTTAAGGCTCTGAAAGCTGATCTTGATGATCTTGAGAATGGAAAGCTCGACAAGATAAAAGAGCGCCAGGAAAAAGACAAGACAGCGAAGAAGATATCTAAGGTAGATGTCGACCAACTTATTAAAGACTCGCCAATATTGAAACCATTCATGAGTGGTAGTACATATTGGAGTGGAACAAACAACGTTGTAGACAATACTTTGAAGTACACAAGCACAGCAGGTGCCGTTACTGTCGGTTTTAATCTTGGAGATTACAAAAATGCCATTTCTGGGACATATGTGGTTAACTCTGGAGGTACAGAGAAAGCCTACTATGTTCAGAAGAGGTAATTAAAAGTTAATTTTCAGCCCCACAATTTAGTTTTAATTTTTACTTATGAAAATCTTTATCACTGGTATACAGGGCTTCATACCAAGCCATCTCGCTAATTATCTGGCTGAGAAAGGACACGACGTTGTCGGCATAGACAACAATCTTCATCCAAGCAAGAATATTCTTTCTAAGAGTGTTCACTCATATTACGGAGATGTACGCTACTACGAAGACATCGATAACTATGTACGAAGAGCGGATATTACTTATCACATGGCCGCGCAGATAAATGTTGACAAGTCTATTGACTATCCACAAGAGACAATGGATATAAATCTAAATGGCACGATAAACATATTGAATGCGTGCAGAAGATACGGCAAGACAATGGTCTTTTCTTCAACCTCTGAAGTATATGGTACGCACGAAGGCTCAATAAATGAGAACGCTCCTACTTATGCTCAAAGTCCTTATGCTGTTGCTAAGCTTGCAGCAGATAAGCTGTGTGGCAATTATCACAGTCTCTATGGTGTGAGAGTGTTTCGTGTCAGAGGATTCAATACTTTTGGACCATTTCAAGGAGACGATCAGTATGGCGCGGTCATTCCTAAGTTTATCAAGCTTGTTATGCACGATAAGCCGCCAATCATATTTGGCGATGGTAAGCAGCTTCGAGATTATATCTATGTCGACGATGTTGTGCGCGCGTATGAGCATATTCCTACAGTAGACAAGTTTCTTGGAACACCTGTGAACGTAGGCACAGGAAGTACGGTAAGTATCAATAAAATAGCAGATTTGATTATTAAACACTTTGGAAAGAAACTAAAACCTATTTATATTGTTCCAAGACCAGGAGAGGTAAGAAAACTTGAGGCTGATATCAGGTTGCTTAAAAGTTCTGGTTTCAAGCCAGAGGTGAGCTTTGAAGAAGGCTTATCCAAATTCATCAAATGGTACACACGAGCATAGTTGCAGATATAGGAATTAATCATGGTGGCAATGTGAAGACTGCTCTCAATTTGATAGATGCGTGCGCGTGGATAGGAGTAGACGTTGTTAAATTCCAGACGGTGAACGCAGATTTGGTGTATAAGAAAGACAATCCATTATATGCAATCTTTAAGAAGAACGAGCTATCGCTTAATGACTGGATACTGCTTCGCAATAGAGCGACAGAGCTTGGACTTGAGTTCATGTCTACTCCTGGTGACTTTGATAGTGTAGATTTGCTTGATGCGATAGGTGTTCAGCGTTTCAAGATAGCCTCAGATTCAGCTTCTAATGCAACATTTGTCAACCATGTGTTCGGTCGCGGTAAGCCGGTTATAGTTTCAACGGGTATGAGTACAACAGATGAGATTTTCAAGATAATGACGACTGAGTACAAATCTCAGCCTCAATATCTGCTTCATTGTGTGTCGAAGTATCCTACACAGACGAAAGATGCCAATTTACGCAGAATTACCACGTTTAAAAAGAAACTCAAGCTGTTAAAGTGGAACACAAAGGTAGGCTACTCAGACCATGTTCAAGGTCATGAGGCCTCACTCGCCGCAGTTGCGCTTGGCGCAGAGCTTATCGAGAAGCATATCAAGTGGAATGAAGACTGTGTTGATGCTGCGGTTTCGCTTTCTCCTATTCAGTTTCATGAGATGATATTAAAAATTAGACAGCTTGAACAAATGCTATGAAAATTGGTCTTGCTGTGGGATCTGATGATATAAACCTTATTCCTTTTTTGAAGCGATTCTACTTGAACGGAATGTTTGACTATATTGAATTATATCTACTTAAGACAACAACTATCTATCAGCTTCATTCGTGGCTAAATAGCGGTATTCATATTCCTATATTACAGGCGGCACATAACGGTAAAGCAGAGATTGATTCAGATTCAATCAAGAATGCAATGGCCGCTGTTCGTTTTTTTCACGCAGGGCGAATAGTGTTTGATCCAGGAACTGATTTAGAAAGTCTCAACGAAACAGTTATGGATGATGTTCTTATTCCTGAGAATATGCCATTGAAGACAAGTTTTGGTACAGATGGTGTTTTAAGTCTTCCAGAAGAAATGCCTGAAAATTTCTGTCTTGACTTCTCACATGCGTGGATAACGGCAGAGATGTTTCGTTTGGATCCTAAAAGATTTATACAAAGATTTTTGAATAAAAAACCAGTTCATTTTCATCTTACTGATACAAGAGATTATGAGGACCATCTTCCTCTTGGTGAAGGATATATTGACTTGGAATTTATATTTCAGAAGGTTCCAACCAACTCAACCATAACAATAGAGACAGATCACGAGCCTCGTGAAACAAGAGAGGAACGTATTATTAGCGATTTATTAATTGCAAAAAAATATGAGAATAGCGGCCATAATACAGGCAAGGGCTAGTTCTGAGCGCTTTCCGCGTAAAGTATTCGCCAATGTTGGTCGATGGTCTGTTTTAAGAAGAATAATTAACGAGTTAAAAAGATGCGAGAATCTTGATGATATCATTCTCGCTTATCCAAGTGATGAGTCAAAATATTTCTCCACATTTGATGGTATAGAAAAGTCGCATGGAAGTCGCTATGACGTTATGGGTAGAATGATAAAAACAGCCGACAGATTTGGCGTAGACGCGATTGTTCGTGTGTGCGCAGACTCACCATTTATACTTGGTTGGCTCATCGATGTCGGCGTGGAGATGTTTAGACTAAATGACATTGATTATCTTAATACCATATGTTTTCCGAAAGGTCAGAACATAGAGGTAGTCCGTGTTGACGCTCTAAAGAGAGCATATAAAAAGACAAATAAGGAGGAGCGTGAGCATGTAACTCTTTACCTAGAAAGAAATTCGGATGAGTTTAAGTGTAAAACGCTAAATGTTGAATTGACGCTTGACGAAGAAGGAGATCTACCCATGTTACAAAAGGTTGCAAAGTATTATGACAGATAATTGGTTTGAATTTTGGAAGAATTCTCCACTAAGCGATACGAATGGTATGAACTTACGACCTGATACTTATGATGTTAAGAAGGCTGTAAGACATATAAATTCGTTTCTTAATATAAAAGAACATCATTCTATTCTTGATGTCGGTTGTGGTAACGGTTTAACCTTAAAGGTGCTATCTGAATTCACCAAAAATCTATATGGCTGCGATGTTTCTAAGAACATGGTAAGTCTTGTGAATAAAAAATATCATGTTCCTGCTTTTGTGTCTACTGCGGACAAATTACCTTTTGCCGATGAGTCGTTTGATAGAGTTATTTGTATGGCTGTGATGCAGTATTATTCTGATATTGAGTCAGCGAGAAAAGCCGTAAAAGATATGTATCGGGTATGTAGGCCTGGAGGAATTATGCTCATTGGAGATATTCCAGACGCCCGCGTACTTGTGAGCAAGTCTGGCATATTTGCGTTTACTCCTGCCGAGCTTGGAAATGGTTTTGGACAGTCGCTTGCTGTTAAATCGTTCTACGAGTCTGAGAGGCGTTTTGATTTAATAATAAAAAAATTATGAGAGTGTCAATTCATCAGCCAGCTTATCTTCCGTGGTTGGGTTACATAGATAAGGTGCTAAATACCGATATGTTCGTGTTTCTTGATACTGTTTCTTTTTCCAAGAATAGTTTTGAGAATAGGAACAGGATTCTTCTTGATAATAGGGAGTTTTGGTTAACCATTCCAATTAAGCATAAAATGGGTCAGACACACCTTGAGGCGGTGCCAGCTAACGAAGAATGGCGTTACAATCATCCAAAGACGATATATCAAGCATATCATAAGAGTAAATTGTGGAAGGAATATGGGGGTATTTTAGACGTTGATGAATATGGAGAAGGAAAGAGCTTGGCAGATATATGTTGGTCTATGCTTTTTCATTTGGCAAAACCATTTGCTGACAAGAGAAAAATGAGATTTGACGCAATACGTTCATCATACTTTGAAAAGACGAAACTAAAAGGAAGTGAGCTTGTTCTTGATATTTGTAAAAAATTACATGCAACTGAGTATTATTCGGGTATTATGGGTAGGGATTATCTTGATGAAGATGCGTTTGAAGAGGCTGGAATAAAGATTGTGTATCAAGACTATAAGCCTATTCATAATTATTCTTGTATACATCAGCTTTTTACTATTGGTGCAGAATTATGAAAAATCTTGTTATAGCAGCACATCCGGATGATGAGGTGTTGGGTTGTGGGGGCTCGATTCATAAGTTTTCAAGTAAGGAGTCGAGCGTTGTCTATATTGTTAGTAAAGGTAGAAGTGATAAGTTAGATCAGCGATTTGATACTCTTTCGCTTCGTACGTTTATCGAGGCCATAGAGTCTCGAATCAAAAGAGATAAGCCAGATAGAATTTTTACACATCACCTTGATGATATGAATAAGGATCATAGAATAATTGCCGAGGCTACGCTTGTCGCTACTCGCGGATTAAACATAGAGGTTCTTGGTTATGAGATTTTTTCTGCAAGCGGAAGTTTCGATTTCAAACCTGATACATACATAGAGTTAACACGGGAAGACGTTATGCATAAGATAAGCGAGATGAACAGGCTCTATGCTCATGAAATGAGAGAGTATCCGCACGCTCGCTCAGAAGAAGGAATAATAATTCTTGCCAAATATAGAGGAATGCAGTATAGTCTTAAGTATGCAGAAGCATTTAAAACATTACGAAGAGTCCTATGATGGTGCCATTCTTTAAGCCGCCTGTCGGAGAAGAGGAGGCTCAGGCCGTAGCAGAGACCGTGAGGTCGGGTTGGCTTACCTTTGGAAAAAAGGTAGAAGAGTTTGAAGCTGAGTTCGCCAAATATATCAACGCTCCTTATTGTGTCATGGTTGATAATTGTACTGCCGCCTTATTTTTAGCGTTTGAGTACTCCTTTCAGGACACGCCAAGAGATCAGCGTAACAAATACAGCATAGGCGTGCCATCTTTTACCTGTGCGGCGACTGCTCTCGCACCTCTACACGCCGGCTTGAAGATTAAATTTATAGATTTGGAGGAAGGTGACAGCTTTCTTATGAAAGAGCATCTTGGTTTTTCTGTTCCTGTAGCATACGCCGGTAAGTACAGACAGCATCAACGGACTATTGTTGAGGATTTTGCACACAGAATAGAGCGCAAATGCTTCACTGGTTCGATACAAGCCTATTCTTTCTATGTGACTAAGAATCTGACAACTGGAGAAGGTGGCATGATAGCCTGTTCAAGCAAGAAGGAGTCTGATTGGTTCAAGAAGGCAAGGCTGTATGGTAATGCGAACGCTGTTTATGAAAGAAGCAAGATGTACTCAACCGGAGATAGTTTTTGGTGGTTTGAATCTGAATTTCAAGGCTGGAAAGCAAATCCGACAGACATAGCAGCCTCAATCGGTCTCGTTCAGTTAAAGAAGCTTGATGCGCTTAATGCAGACAGAAAGAGAATCGCTGAGCGATATAATGAAGCATTTGATTTATCAACCGATAGAGCTCCTTGGCATTTGTATCCGATACTTGTCAACAACAGAGATAAGTTCATGTTTTACATGAAAGATAATGGCGTCGCGTGCAGCGTACATTTTCCACCACTTCATATGATGAAGGCCTTCTCAGAGTTCAAGACGAGTCTACCGAATACAGAATATGTATACGAGCGCATAGTGAGTCTTCCACTCTATCCATATATGACAGAAGAAGAGCAGGAATATGTTATCAGGTTGACGCTTGATTGGTTTAAAAATAATGGAAGAGTTTAAGAGCGTTTTGTTTGTAGTAAATCTTTATTGGGAGCTTCATTGGCTTTACAATGTGATAAAGGCAGTTGATGGCGTTGCCTTTGTTGAGAACTCAGATGTAAAGAAAATGTGTGATTATTTTGGCGTACGCACAACAAATGATTCTAGCTCATATAAGACAGCCATAGTGACAAACAGTCATCTTGGAGCAAAAAGAACTGCAGAGCTGTTCTTCTCTCAAGGAAAAAAGGTCATAGAGCTTCAACACGCGTGGGATCCTGCTCTTCGTTTGAAAGATGTCTTTTGGAATTATTCTACCAACAGATTTTCCTATCTGTTGGTTGGCTCTACGCAGGACTATGATTGGCTTTCATCGAAATATGGCAAGGACAGAGTGTTTTTGACAGGAATACCGAAACTTGATGATCTTTATACTGTTAAGAATAGCAAAGAGTCGTTAAGACCGATTCATGATGAGTTTAAGCTTGGAAGGTTTTATCTGTCTATGGCGCCCACTGATGCGATAAGTCTAAGTATTTATATGGATTATGAAGACAATCTTGAGCCCATGTCTCCTATTCCTGTAGTGTTTAAGGTTCATCCTGGTACTGATTTTGAGAAGACCAAGCAGGCAGACATACAACATGGCAATGTAAATAGAGTGCTTATTGAGGATAATATGTATGATCTGTTCAAAACGTACGAGATTATGAAGGAGTCCTCTGGCGTGGTATGTCTTGAGTCATTCATGTCTGTCGAGGCGTCTTTGCTTGGCAAACCAGTTATATTTCATGGATATGGAAGTATTCCGAATGATTTCTATGGTAGAGATGAGAATGTCAATCAGAAGATGAGGGCACCATATGAGATGTCCTCTACACTAAATGATCCAAGATTTACTGATAAGCAAAAGGAAATTGCCAGTTATTATTTGTTCGATGGCAAGAACACAGAGAGAACTGTTAATAAATTAAAGGAGCTTATATGATATTGCTTGAAAAACTTACCGAATCTACTTGTCAATTAATGAGAAAGTGGAGAAATCATAATAGAGTTTTTTTTGTTGATAGGCGTATTATTACGCATAATGAGCAAGAGAAATGGTTCAAGAAGTATTTGTCTAATGAGAGACTTTGGCTTTTTATAGTATATTTACGAGAAATTCCTATTGGTTCAATTGGTTTTTCGATTGTAGACAAAGATACGGCCCAAGTTGAACTTCTTATGCTTGGAGATAAAGAGCGCGCAGAAAAAGGATATATGACTGAGGCACTTCAGAAGATGTTGACAATGTTTTCGTTTAAAAAATGGCAACTTTATGTGTTGAAAGAAAATAAAATTGCTAAGAAGTTTTATGAGAAAAATGGATTTGCTGTGGACAAAGAAGAAGATGGGTGTTATATTATGATTAAGTGTATTTGAATTACTAATTTGATATGAATATATGAATAAAATGCTTATTGTTGTTCCTGTTTACGCTTCTTACGATCTTCACATAGAGTTTACTCAAAAGACGCTTGACTCAATAGCTAATGCTTCTCATATAAATCATGAATACGATGTAATGATAGTGAGTAGCTTTTGTAAGCCAATGTATAAAGAAACATTAAAAAGCATGGCTAAAAACTGTGTTTTTAATGAGAAAAATGGTGTTTCTATAGCATGGAATACTGGTATCAGATATGGTGTTGAGAACAAATATGACTATATTATGATTATCAATAATGATTTGGTGTTTCATCCTCTTGCATTGGATAACATAGTTAAGTTTGCGCAAGAACATAAGGAGTTTGATTATTGGTCTTGTGGAGAGTGGAAAGGAGACAATAATGTCGAAGAGCGTACTGCAATAAACAATTATCTAAAAGATGTTCCTGTCGGAGAAGGATTTGATGAACATCCTCACTTCTCTAGCTTCATGATTACGCCTTCTCTTGTGGAAAAACTAAAAGAAAAGGAGAAATTAACAAAAGAACCATATCCAGGATTATTCGATGAGACTTTTGCTCCTGCATATTTTGAGGATAATGACTTTCATCAGCGTCTGCTTGTTAATGGATTTAGAGCGTCAAAAACTGCTACCGCACTATTTTATCATTATGGTTCTCGTTCTATAGGAGTAGATAACGATCTGTTTATTTCAAATAGAAAAACATATGAGATTAATCGAACATACTTTATGAGGAAGTGGGGATATGATCCTCATAGTAAAGTTATAGAGAATGACGATTCTATTCGTTATAAATTTATTAAACCTTTTGAAAATGAAAGAACAAAATAAGAAAATAAAGGTGTTGGTTTGGGGCGACAGTCCTGCCTCTGCCACTGGTTTTGCTACTGTTATTCGTGGTGTATTTAATGAGCTTGCCAAGACAGGCAAATACGATATTGATATTATTGGAATAAATGACACCGGTGGCTGGAAGGATCCAGAGAAGTTTCCTTATCGTATTTATCCTGCTCGTTCAAGCATTGAGGAAGGTGTGGATTATCACGGAAGACACAGGCTTATTAATGCAATGACAGGAAGAGAGCCTGAAATAAAGGCGCCCTGGGATCTTCTGTTTGTGCTTAATGATACATTTATTCTTGAATTTCCAGTCGTTGGAGATCAAGGAATAAGTCAAATCATAGCAGACTTACAGAAACAGAGTATTGAAAAGCTACCGGTTGAATATTTCTTTAAGACAATTGTATATTGTCCAATAGACTCACCTGTTAAAGGTAATTGGATAGCTAATGGCGTTGCGCCATTTAACTATGTTGTCGCATATACCAAATATGGAAAACGACAAATAGAAAAAGCGAATAGTCTGCTTATTGATTCATCAGATGTGGGCGATAGAACGAAGGTTATCTATCATGGCGTGAATCTTGATACTTACAAGACCATAGAGGATAAAGAAATAATTAAAGATTTTAGAAGTAAATTCTTCAGAGGTTTGGTACAGGACCACACCCTTCTTGTCACCTCTGTTGCAAGAAATCAGATGCGAAAGGATATTCCGAGAACATTGCAGATATTTAAAGAGTTTCAGAAGAGAAGACCAGACTCGTTTCTTTATCTTCATTGTCAGGAAACAGATGCGTGGGGCTCTCTTCGAGAGTATGCAAAACTGTTTAATCTAGAGTTCGGTAAGGATTGGGGTGTTCCAAAGAGCTTTCATGCAAACTTTGGCTATAGTGCAGACACCTTGAACAAGATTTATAATGCTTCTGATTGTATTTTAAGTACCACGCATGGAGAGGGTTGGGGTTTCTACAACACAGAAGGATTTGCCACAAAGACTATTGTTGTTGCTCCAAATAACACGGTTCATCCAGAGCTTTTTAATTACGATGCTGATGAGGACATAAGCGACATGAATTCATTGAAAGAGCTTCGTGGCGTGCCTGTGAAGTGTGGTAGCACTCTTTCTGAATGGGTTACTTATGGACCAGCCGACCTTGAAAGATCAAGGCCGCTTGTTAACGTTGAGGACGCAGTAAAGAAGCTTGTTTGGGTTTATGACAATCCAGAGAAAGTCGCGGAGATTGAAGAGCGCGCCTATAAGTGGGTTCAGCAGTTTACATGGCAAGACATCTCACGACAATGGGACGAGCTGTTCATGCAGGCATATGCAGATCTTGAGAAGCAAAGACAAGAGGCTTTGATAAAGATTGCTAACGAGCAAAAAGGAATGCCTAAGTCAAAAAAATAAATTAGTACTATAATAATGATATGGCTACAAGAAAGTATGATTGGGTTAAGCTAAAACAGGAGTGGATGCTAGGAGACGACCTCTCTGTTAATGCTTTTATTAAGAGAAAGAATATCACTGCACCAAAAGATTATCTTGTTGGTTGGGCTGGTGAGAAAGAGGAATATAAGAAAAAGATGATGGAGAGGTCTCTTGCTGAGGTTGCGAAGCAGGAAGTGGAGGATATTACCAAAGTAAGAGAAAGACAGGCAAGATTAGCTAAGTTTCTTCAACTCAAAGGCGCAGAGAAGCTTAAGAATATGGATATTGAAACAGTTGAAGATGCAAGAAAGCTTGTTGTGTCAGGTCTTCAGGAAGAACGAAGAGCGCTTGGAATGGAAGGAGCTGGCGCTACACCTCATAACACGTTCAATCAGATAAATATTGGTCCAAAATTAAATATTGATAAATTACTTGATACTTTAGACTATGAAGGAATTCTCAACCTTATTGCCGACCTTAAAAGAGAGCGAGCTAGAAGGTCTATACAGCCATCTACTGCTCAAGGCGCAGGAGAAATTCAAGAAGGAGAGGTTGTCTGATTATTTCTCTTGGGTAAAGGCCGTCTGGCTAACCGCTCGTGGAAAACCTTTGCGATTTGATAATCGCAAGTACTTGGAGCAGATATACATGGATCAGTCTCCAAATATTGTCATTACCAAGTCTGCTCAGATGGGTATTTCAGAGCGACTTATCTCAGAGGCTGTTTGGCTCTGTGATCAGCGCAATGTTGTTGCGCTCTATACCTTTCCTGCACAAACACAGCTTCAGGATTTTGTTCAGGCTCGCATAGATCCCGTTCTCAATGCTTCAGAATATCTTCGTTCTCGTTCTTCAGGACAAGAGGCAGGCGATAGAGGACAAAGACTAATGAAGATAGGCTTGAAGCGCATAGGTAATGGATTTCTTTATCTTCGTGGAAGCACTAATGAAAAACAAATAATTACAATCGATGCAGACTGTATTTTTCTTGATGAGCGTGATAGATTCTCAGAAGATAGTGTTCCATATATTGAAAAGCGTCTTCTTGCTTCGTCTATGAAGTGGCAGCGTGCAGCTTCAACACCTACTTTTCCAATGAAAGGTATTCATGCTGTTTATATGGAGTCAGACCAGAAAGAATGGCAGGTAGAATGTAAGGCGTGTGGTCTATGGCAGGAGATTGATTTCTTTAAGAATATAGATTTTGAACGAAAGATAGCGATGTGTAGTTCGTGTAAACAGGAGATAGATAGATTTGCTGATGGTAAATGGGTGGCAAAAAATCCTGAGTCAAAGATTTCTGGATATAGAGTTAACGGATTATACAATCCGATGTCAACGATTCCTGACATACTTAAGAAGTATGAACAAGCAAACACTAGTGGATTTTCAGCAATACAACAGTTTTTTAATCAGGACCTTGGATTACCATATGAGGCTTCAGGACAGCGTTTAACAGCACAGGAACTTGAGAACTGTAAGGGTATTTATCTTTATCCCGTTAACACAACGGTCGACTGTTATGCCGGTGCTGATGTGGGTGTCAAGTATATACATATGGTTGTTGTCCACAAGGCTGGCGTAGATAAGTATAAAGTAATATGGGCAGGAACAGTAAAGAATTTCACAGGACCGTATAGTTCGATAGAACAGGTAATGGAAAAGTATAATATTAAGACACTTGTCATTGATAAAAAGCCAGAAACATCAAAGGTAAAAGAGCTTATAGAGAAATATCCAAAGAGAGTGTTTGCGGCTACCTATCCTTCCATGCAGTTTTCCGTCACGGAATTTATGCTGTGGGATGACATAGATTTTGAAGTTCGTCTTGACAGAACTATATCCTTGGACTACACTATTAGTGATATACAGAATCGTAAGATTGAGTTTCCTAGAAATATAGAAAGTGTGGAAGGATTCTTTGATCAATTGATGTCGTCAATCAGGGTCACTGAGAAGAATCCTAAAACAGGAGTAGAAAATTCACGTTGGGTAGAAAAAGGTGACGACCACTATCTCCACGCGTTGAATTATGCACGGGCAGCTCAAACAAGAGGAGCCACAGGCAAAGCTCTTCTAGATTATTTAAGGAAACCTGAACAAGGTTTCACGCCAAGTCTAGTCCATTGGCTTAGAGTTAATGGACAGAAGTTAGAATAAACATATGGCAATATGGTCAGACATGCTTAAACGAGTCATTCAGCCAATACTTGATGACTCTAACCGAGCGTTAACACAAGAAAACGCAGCGCTCACAAATAAGATTAATGATCTGGAAAAGGCGGTATTTGTTTCAGCAATACCGATGGGTGGTTTTTCTCCAATGATAAATCCTGCGTCTGGAAAAGTATTTCCACAACGACTGAACTTTCAAATACTACGCGATTTTTCATCATATTATCCAATCGCTCGCGCATGTATTAACTATCGTAAGAGACAAATCACACAGCTTGATTGGTCTGTAACGCCTATCGAAGTAGAGCTTAATCCTGATAAAAAGAAAAAATTAAAGGAAAAAGGAAAAGAAGTTAAGATGATGCTTGAATATCCTCTTGGTGACAAGACGATGACATTTAGAGATTTTATTACTCGCATACTTGAAGACCTGCTTGTTCTTGACGCTCTTGCCATTTATAGAAGAAAAAATAGAGTTGGTGGAATTTATGGGTATCAGCCCATAGATGCCTCAACCATTCAACTCATGGTATATGAGGATGGAACAACACCAGCACCTCCCGACCCAGCATATGTTCAAACTATTCTTGGAAGAAAAACAGCTGAGTTAACAACAGATGAACTTATCTATCGCTCGATGAACGGAAGAACGAATACGCCATATGGCATGTCTCCGATTGAAACGCTCATTATTACAATAACAACAGCACTTAAACTTTCGACCTATAATCTTGGATATCTTACAGAAGGCAACACTCCTGAAGGATTTGTTGAGCTTCCTAAGGACATAGCAGGAAGCCCAGATCAACTAAGACAATGGCAAGAAGCATGGGATGCAATGTTTTCTGGAGATCCTCGTTATCAGCGAAAGTTGAAGTTTCTTCCAGAAGGAATGAAGCTTCATCCGTTCAAAAAGCCAGATGAAATGCAATTTGAGCGTTTTGAGAAGTGGCTGTTACAAAACGCCTGTTCTGTACTTGAAGTTGCTCCTCAGGCTATTGGATTTCAGTTTGAGCGTGGAAAAGGCGCAACTGAGTCTGAATGGGAGATTGGTAAGGAACGCGGATTGTTTCCAACAGCGAATATTTTGAAAGAAATTCTTGATCAAATAATTCAGCATGATCTTGGTTATACGGATCTTGAGTTTGTATGGACAAATATCAATCCTACAAATCAGGCAGATGAGGCAAAGGTCTTTGATACTCTTGTTAGAACAGGAGCTGTCTCTGTTGATGAGTGGAGGCTTGGTGAAGGTCTAGAGCCCATTGGTCTTCCAAACTATATAATGAGTCCTGTCGGTCCTATTCTTGTAAAGGATTTGCTTGAACAGTCTGAGAGAGGATTCAACACAACACAGCCTTTTAATCCTAGTGGTCAGCCGAATCCTCCAGTAAAGGCGAGTGCAACCTATAAGGATATAAAACAGCCGAAAAAAGATACGCAGAACACAGGCGACAACGCTTTTCAAGACAAGAAGCCAGATCAGGCTCAGTCTGATGAATCTAAAAAGATTGCCTCAACCATAGGCCAAAGCGCTTCTCGCGCAGTTGTTGTTGACGAGCTTAAAAGATGGAAGAAAGCGGCCATAAACGACATGAAGCTTGGTCGTTCATACAGAGACTTTAAAACAGATGTTATTGATATACGAACCCAAAGACTTATTAAGAGTGGTCTTTCTACCGTACAAGCACGAGAAGAGCTTGACCAGCTGTTTGATCCGTTTATCAGTCAAGAGAACCAGATGATAACGGCAATGTTGGATTTATATGACAATGTAAATAATATTATAGGAAAGACAAATGGAAAAAGACCAACTGCTTAATGTAAGACAGTCGTTGGAGACTTTTTTTTATCGAATACGATTTAACATTGGGTTGAATCACGCATTAGAGTCCGGTGTGTTTAAATCGTTCAGGAGTGAACTGAAAAAGTCTCTTCGTAATCAGATACTCTATTTTGCGAAGATAGAGAAGGTTAATTCTATTATAGGTCTTCGTAAGGCTGTAAAAGAGCTTACTGATCAAGATTTGCTTATTAATCTTGGCAAGATGTGGATTCCTATTTTTGACATCTTAAGTCAAGAAGATGCAAAAAAATTTCTAATTTGGTCTGCGAATGAAGGAGGCCAGATAGCTGTAAACAAACTTGATCCGTCTGTTGAGTTTAGACTAAAGAATGAAAAGATTGTTAGTATGATAGAACAGCGTGCGATTGATTTTTCTAAAATTATAGATTATACAACGCAAAGCTGGATAGCTCGAACGGTAGAGGAAGGAATAAGCATGGGTATGAATTCTATAGACATAGCAAAAACACTTCGTGATCAATCGACTAATGTTTCTTACTTTAGATCAGACACCATTGCCGAATATGAGTTGGCTCTTCAAATAGGAGAGATGCAAAACGAAGTGTTCAAGAGAAGTGGTGTAACGCATCATCGGTGGATAACCACGCGTGATGAGCGTACTTGCTTGGAGTGTGCTTCAAATGAGGAGGCTGGCGAGGTTGAAATAGGTGATGAATTTCCAAGTGGTGTGATATATACACCAGGACATATTTCATGCCGATGCTTTATTGCTCCAGTCTCTTTGCATAAAGAAATATGGACAGGCAACTAGAAGATCAAATACCAGTATCAATTAAACCTAAGAATGATTTAGAGACGGCCTATTTTGACTTTTTGAGGGATTTTCGTGAATATCTGAGTGAATATATTCGAGATACGGTAACAGAGCTTCTTGCATCTGAGGTTCCCGTGTCTGGCTCAATAAAGCTTTTTACTGGTGTAAATAGAGGCAAGGTGCGCATAAAGAATCAAGGTAAGGAAACATGCTGGATATCAACAAACGGAAAAGGAGGATATCGTCTTGATCCTGGAGAATCTGTGGAATTCTTTCTTAACAATCAGCTTTATGCAACAACCTGTCCAGGAACAATAACCACGATTGGGTTCATAAAATATTAGGCTATTGACAAATATTATCCGCTAGTCTACAATAAATATGGGTTAGTACTAAAGGTATCCAGATCTTAAAATGCGGTATCCATTCCGTAGTAATGCCACACATTAGGTGTGGTTTTTTTTGTAAACATGGACATCATAGAGATAACACCAAACATGCTTTATCAGAGTTCGAGAATAGAAAGCACTGGTGATTATCAGAGAATTCTTGACAATGGCGTGAAGGCAATAGTGGACATAGAAGGTTCTATTAATCCTATTGATGCTAAGATAGAAAAATATCTTTATTGGGCGTTTAAAAAAGGAGATGTTCCTTCATTAAAGAATTTAGATATTGTTGCTTCATTTGCTATCTCGTGCATAAAAGACGATAGCCCAGTCATTATTCATGGCGGAGACGGCATAAATAGAATTAGTCTTATTTCTGCATACATATATAGACTTATGGAAAAGAAGAGTGGACAACAGTCAATAGATTATATTAGGCTTAAAAAGTTTGATTCTCTGAACAATCAGGATTATGTCTCAATGTTAAAAATTCTTTAACAACTATGTGGATTAAATACATGAAAGATGGTTATGGAAACAAGTTTGGAAATATTTGTTGGACAGATGATGATAAGACGGCACAGCAAATCATCAATGAAGGATTTGCTATTAGAGCGTTAGGACCAGATGGTGATATATTTGAAGATTCTGCGCCAGAGGTGATTATCAAGCAGGTTGCCGCAGAAGATAAGCTCACCTTTGAACAGGAGGAGATAAAAATGCGTAATACGCTTAAGAAGATTAAAAAAAATAAAGACGCATATAATGTTCATCTTGGTATGTATGTTGATGATAAGCATTTGAAAGGTTCTGAAAAAAAAGATTCATCATTATTAGTTAAATAAACATATATGTGGATTAGATTTATAGCTAACACACTCTATAACAAAGAAGGCGATGTTGTAGATGTAAATGAGGCAGAGGCGAAGGATAAGATTGCAAACAAGCAGGCTGTCGAACACGATTGGAGTCAAGCTCAGATGAAGTCAGAAAAGCCAGTGGTGGAGGAGGGCGTTATCATTGACAATGCTCCGCCAGCTGTTGTCATAAACGTCGTGAGAGGAAGAAAGCGAAGAGTTAAATAATTGTGTTCGGATATTATAAATTGCCTTAATAAAAGGGGGGTGATTAAATATGGCAGCCACATTTTCTGTAGCTCAAAACTACGGTACAGGAACAGGTTCTGTTTCACTTCTTGGTGCAACTGGATCGCTTTGGTATTTTAAGCAAGCAACAGATCAAGGTACGCTGAACTATAATGCAGCTGGTTCTAACGTCCCAGCAGGTCAAAACTCGTTCGGTGTTCATCTGAGACCTTACTTCTCTACCACGGCAACCAATACGTTCTCAAACATTCGTTTTTACCAGTCAACAACTTGGACATCAACGACTTATGGAGCGGTTGGTACCAGCGCGGCAGGTTATACGCAGTCAACTGCGTCTAGCACTGCAGCCACTGATGGAGGAGCTTCAAACTCAGGTGTTCCAACAGGTTCTGCGACCAATGCAGCTATTGCTCTTGGCACGCTTACTCTTGGAAATGCGTCAGGTTATGGTCCAACGTTCCTTCGTGTTCAGTTGACCACAAACTCAAGCGCACCAGCAGGAGATACACCTTTCGGAGGATCAATTTTGTGGGTCCTCTTTAAATCTTTTCTAATCAATGGGGAACATCTTATTAAAAGATTACCCTCAACAAGCAGATTAATAATCGTGCAGTTGCAGAGACTAACTGAAGAGACTATTCTAAAACGAATAGATGTGATAGTCCGATCTCTATGGGAACATAGAGAGTTAGGCAGAAATGACCTAACCAATGCTATATTTGCAGCATTGCAACAATTTAAGTCACTTGGGTCTATGATGAATCGTAGACAATTTGCAGGTTTTACATGGGTATATAATGGGTCCTGAGCGACAAGACTATGGATCCTGAGTTTTGTCTAAAACAAAAAGACGGCGGACATGGTTCCAGAAGCCATTCCGCTGTTTTTTTTGGTCTTGACATCACCAAAACAAGTGACTATAATTTAGTAAGATATAAATTTTTATCGATATATGGATAAAAAGAGAGAAGAAAAGATGCCTCCAGGAACATCTTCTATCGGCTTCGTTAATAATAAAGATGGCTCAGTTCCAGACATGTCAAAAGGACAAGGAACGGCAGAAACAGTTGTAAATCTTCATGATCCAGCCACGACAATCAAAGGAATCAAGCTAAACATCGGTTCTGGTGTTGATTGCAAGGATGGATATGTAAACGTAGATAAATATGATTCAAGCGCAGACATCAAAGCAGACATATGTAACCTTCCATTTCATGATAATTCTGTTGCAGTCGTAACCTGTATGGAAGTTCTTGAGCATCTAGGTATTAACGAGATTGGTACGGCTCTCAAAGAGCTTCACCGTGTTATGAAACCAGGTGCATCTCTTCACGCTACTGTGCCTGATATAGTTGATGCTTGTAAAAAGCTTGTTGAGGATCCTGAAAACGATTGGACTCTTGCGGTAATCTATGGCAATCAGACACACGATGGACAATATCACAAGAATGGATTTACGCCAAAACGCATTTTCAAGCTGTTAGGATATGCGGGATTTAGGATTATAAAGACGGCGTATATAGAAAACCTCAATGTTAGAAACATCTACATTGAGGCCGTAAAATAATTTATTATTAACCAACTAACTATGATGAATGGTACTTTTAGGTCATACTTCGGAGCAATTTGTGTTCCTATTCTCGACAAAGGAGATGGAACTATTTCAAATGTTACGCACGACTGGTCAAACGCAATGGCAGGTCTTGGTGGTGGCCTTGCAGTTACCGTTATGCGACTTGAGATTCGCAATCATAGAGTAGATATTGCGAAAGAACGTCTTGCTGAACTTGCTATATCAAATGGCTGTCAGTGGGCTTTGTTTGTTGATGATGATGTTATTCCTCCTGGTAATGGACTTTTCAAGATGATTAAGCTTTGGAGAAGTGATCCTAAATATAAAATCATTTCAGGTGTTTATTACTCAAAGAGTGATCCAGCTCTTCCGCTTGTGTTTAGAGGAAATCTGCAAGGCAGTTATTGGGACTGGACAGTCCACGATTTAATCAAGGCTGATGGTGCAGGCGCAGGCTTTCTCTTTGTTGACCTCGAGATGCTCAAGAAACTTCCTAAACCATGGTTCTCATGTGACTATGTGTTTGAAGATCCTCGTTCAATGTATGATATTCAAAAATGGAATAAGATGGATGAGCTTGGTAATGAGCTTTTAAAAGGTAAAGAAGCAGACACAAAGACCGTTGTGAGAATGGAAGGCGAACTTAAAGAGCTTGGAGATAAAATTCAACGAGTACAAAGAGGAGAATTCGATCCTAATCTCTTGAAGAATGTTCATAACGACGCAGGTACAACAGAGGACTTATATTTCTTTAAGAAGGCCAAAGAACATGGTTATGACTTATGGGTCGACTGTTCAATCCAGTGTATGCACCAAGACAAGCGAACGGGTCGTGTCTGGGGCATTTCGCCTGATGATGCACAGGCTCAGCCTCGTTGGTCGAAGAGAATGACTCCTGGTGAGATGGTGGTGCTTGATATTGGCGCAGGAGAAGGCGGATATCATATTCCAGAAGGTAATCCTATCAGAATAGATCTTGATGAGCGTACAAAGCCAGATATCGTGGCTGATGCACGACAGATTCCTCTTGAGGACTGTTATGCCGACATGGTCTTTTCAAGTCATTTGCTTGAGCATTTTTCTTTCAGAGAGAGTGTCTCAGTACTTCGCGAGTGGGTCAGACTTCTAAAGGTTGATGGAAAGCTTGTGATTATCGTGCCTAATTTGAAGTGGGCTTCTAAAGTCATCATGGAGCCTGAGAAGCATAATACTCAGTATCATGCTGAGCGAGCTATGTATATGTACTTTTCACAACAAGACGGAACGCTTGTTGATGCGTACGAGGACACACATAAAGCAGGATTTACGCCTGAGTCACTTGCTGGATTGCTTTCACGAGTGGGAGGTCTTACAGATATTGAGGTACACACTACAGAAGGTGTATACTCAGGTTGGGATGCTCCTGAGAATCTTGTTAAGGATGGAACTGGTTATAATATTATCGCTATTGCAAAGAAGGCCAAGCACAATTCTGCCATAAGCTTAAAGTTGCCAATTGGATTACAGGAAGAGGCTAAAAAGTTTGTTGGAGAGAAGGCAAGGCAGTATAATAAAAAAAATAATGTGGAGAAAGAAGCTGAAAAGATTTATAATGAAGCTGAACTGCTTGTTAAGAAGGCAAAAAAAGAAGGTCAACGCGTTGTGACAAGTATAAAGAAATTAAAAGTTAAGAAGTAACCCATGAACGTAAAATTCCGTGTTACATTTGATGATGGAACGTTTCTTGAGAGTCATGATGAGTCGTGGAATCAGATAAAAGACCATGCTCATGCGCTATCCCCAAATGGCGAGAAGAAATGGCGACAGTATGATCTAATTGGTGATGATGTGGGTCATTTGGTCGGCGTAAGCTTTCATAGCGGTTTATTTGTGGTAAGAGGTCAGTTGATTCACACAGGAGACAATGAGGGTGGCTCATATACGTTTAGAAAAGGAGTACATACCTACAAGAATACACATAAGAATACAGAAGGACTTGAGTATTTTCCTATCTATGGAAGAAAGCAGATTTTTGGAGATTGGGGTGCGGCAACGCTTTATTTCTGTGGCTGGAAAAGAATGTTTGAAGGTAAAGAGGTAATCAAGAAGGCGTTTGTTTATCCGAATGGTCAGATAGTCATAACATAATCATTTGATTTTTAAAAATAGTAGGTCTACAATGAATTAGGTGGGTCTATCCAAAGACCAAGGACCTATTCAGAGGTCGACAGGGTTTATTAATAGACAGCTTATGGCTGTCTTTTTTTGGTTATATAGAATAAAACTAACATGGCGCAAATATATTGGGTAGGAGGAAGCGGAAATTGGACAGACTCAGAAAACCACTGGGCAGATTCTTCTGGTACAGCAGGAACAGCTGGTGTGCCTACTAATGGCGATGAGGTATTTCTTAGTTGTGTAGACTCAGACGGTTGGACCATTACACTTGATGCAGATGTTACTGTTCTTGGATTAAATCTAAACACATCATACGATTTTACGTTTGCAATGGGTTCCTACAACGTAACCGTAGGAAATGGTGGCGATATGACGTCTACGAGCCCTGGTTTTTATACAGAATCAAGTGTCAGCTTAACAAGCACAGGTGGAACATTCACAATCGAAGGTGGCGATGGTTATGCTTCAACATTTCAAGTATATAGCTCTTTTCCAAGAGACGTACAGGTAAACTGTTCTGGGTGGGAGGTTCGTTTTGGAGGAGATATAGGAACTCATGGAATTACTGTCAGTTTATTTGATGGTACTTTTAACTTTATTTCAGATACAACATGTGGGATATTTACCTGCACAGAAACTTATGGAATAATAGATCTGGGAAGTTTTTCAATTACCGCTAGAAGATTTGTATTAGCACAAGATGTCAATATATATTCTTCATCATCTAACAGAGTTTATCTTACTGAAAATAGCGGTGGAGACGCACTACTTTATACTAAAACATCGCAAAGTTTAAGTGTCATGGGTAACTGGTATATACAAGGAAATGCACATTTTCATCCAGGTGTTGATGCATATTTTCAAAATGAATTACATATAAATTCGACCATTGGAACTGGAGAGGTTCAATTGTTTGATGGATTTGAGGTAGATAAATTTTATGTAGATTCACATCCTAAGACAGTAAAATTTGAAGGAGGAAAAACTTATACTATAGATACATCATTTAATGTAAGTGGGACTGCTGGAAATCTTATCACACTTAATAATATATCAGGAACGACAAAGCACATTCTTTCAAAATCAGATGGCACAATAACTTGCGATTATCTTGATATTTCAAATTCAAATGCAACTGGTGGGGCTACTTGGAAGGCTGGAGCTAATTCAAATAATACATCAAATAATTCAGGCTGGGTATTCACTGAAACGAAAACAATATCTGCAAAAGCACGTATTAAAAATATAAATCGTTATTGGGTTGGGGGAAGTGGCAATTGGAGCGATGCAGCGAACCACTGGGCAACGTCAAGTGGTGGTTCTAGTGGTGCTGATGTTCCTACTTCTGAAGATGATGTTTTTATTGATGAAAACTCTGGATTTGGAGCAGGAGGAACAATTACGGTTGACGTTGAAGGTGTAGGACATGATTTAACCTGTACGTCTGGGGACAGCTACACAATTGATAATCAGTACTCGCTGGGTTTTACTGGTTCAATAACTTTGGAGTCAGATATTACTGCAACAGGATATGGATGGACAATGGCTCCCGATACTGTAAACGAAACATTGACTTCTGCTGGTGTTATTCTTCCTACGCTGATGATTCAGGCGCTAGTGGCGACTAATAAGGTGACTCTTCAAGATAACTTAGAACTGGATAATACAATTGGTTTTCTTGTTTTTTACAATGGTATTTTTGATGCAAACGACCATAATATAAAAGCAGCATCGTATGTGTGTATAGGAGAGACTGGGACTTATGATTCTGAAATAATCATGGGTTCTGGAACATGGGAAGCAATGATAGCAGATGATGAAGAAAATGGTATTTTTCCTTGGATTATGGAGGATATGGATAGTGGAATTACCATTACGCCAGAAACATCAACGATTAAGATAACGGATGCAAGTAGCACGCAAAAAACGTTTCTTGGAGGTGGAAAAACGTACAATAACGTTTGGTTTACTGGTGCAGGAACAGGTGCATTCCGTATCTATGATGGCAATACGTTTAATGATTTGAAAGTAGATAATCCTCCACATACGCTTCTTTTGCCAGCAGAGGCAACAGTAACAGTTTCTTCGTTTACTGTATCAGGTTCTTCTGGTAATCTAATCACGATTGATAGCACGGATGGGGCAACACAGAACACTTTATCAAAATCGGCAGGAACGGTGAATTGTAATTATCTTAATATCAGTAATTCAAATGCAGCAGGAGGAGCAAGTTGGCGAGCATATACAAGTAACGGAAACACAGATGGAGGTAATAATAGTGGATGGATTTTTACTGGTGCCGATAATTCAATCAAGGCGAACATTGTTGTTACAAATCTAAAGGACGTCTCTTCTAAGGCAAATATACTTTCTTCACAAGCGAAAAACAACAATATAAAGGCGTTTATTTCTGCTCCTGGTCAGTTTGATAATGTTGTTGGAGCAGACATCCTTAAGACATCAACAAAAGGTGTTTATGTATATGTAAATATTTCTAATAATCCTCCAACGGTCGCGCTCGATTCTCCTTCTGATGCTCAGCAGGTAAACGACATTACGCCAGATTTGTTGTTCACAGGAACAGATCCGAATAGCAATACTATAGATTATGAAGTCCAGATATCTAATGACGCATATTTTGCTGACGTTTTAACCTATTACTTTGATGCTTCAGATGGTTCTATATTAGATCCAAATAGTGTATGGAATAATGAGCCCAATGCATTTGATGGTTCTACTTCAACTGATGCGGATACGGCGACAGCTGGTTCTACAAGTTCTAATTATCTATTTGGTGAAGGAACTAATGCGCCAACCTCAGGTGGCACTATTTCGCAGGTAAGAGCAAGAATGTATTCTTATGGCAGACTTGGTGATGCGGGCATGATTTGTACAATCTATACAAACGGTCTAGGAGAGTCTCTTGGCATTGTCTATGGCACGACAATGAATACGGTTTGGTCAAATTATACAGTTCTTTCTGCGCCCTCAGGTGGTTGGACATGGCAAAAAATAAAGAACTTAGAGGTAAAAATTTATCATTCTACTGGGACCTCCTCAACATTAAGAGTTTATAGAGTTGAGGTTGAAGTGACCACCTCAACGCTGATTGATGCTCTGTCTACCGATCATACTGGCTTTAGCGCAGGAGCATCGCATCCAACCGCTTCAGGCGCACAACAGACATATACAGTACAGTCTGCTCTCTCTCCTGGCCTTTATCACTGGCGCGTTAGAGGAAAGGATCCGACCGGAGGTAATACATGGGGTGCGTGGAGTGATGGCGCTCATTCTGGATATAGTGATTTTTATGTTGTTATTCTAGATGCACAGACAGAAAATTCTGCGAAAGCATATATCTCCATTTTGACCATAGCTCAAGATAACTCAGCTGTCGCAAGCATATATACCACTAACTCCTACAATCAATCAACATGTGCAAATATAAAAACAATAAATATTTATGCGTCTTCAATGAAGACAAATATTTTGTCTTCTCTTTCAGTGACGCAAAATGTCAAGATAAACATAGTCACAACTAACACATATGACATTTTTACTAAAATAGACGTACTCTCATCAATCGCAAAAGGAAATTCATCAAAAACAAGCGTAACTGTTGTTAGCTCCTATCCTGTTTCTGCTGTTGTAAATTTACTTAGAGTAAGCGAGAGAAAAGATTCAAGTGTAAAGACTTTTTTAATTGTAACCAATATTTATGCCAATAATTCTAAAGCAGACATATACGCACAATCTGCATATGGTAACACTACAAAAACAAGCATTTATACAACAAACAGTAAAAATAATAGCGTAATAATAAATGTTGTTGGTTTCATTATTCAGGGTAATAGTTCAAAGGCAAGTATTGTCGCTGTATCTTCATATAATCAAAGTTCTATTGGCGACATTTTTTCGACTGAACTTTATTCAAACAGAGCGACCGGAAATGTGTTAAGAAGCGGAGAGAGTGTGGCAAATCAGACAAGATCAGATATTTTAGTGGCACAAATATATGCGCAATCTGCAAAACAGAGCATAGTAACAACTTCTCAGATAAACGAGTCTTCATTGGCGAATATACTTGCGAGTATATCGAAGAACAACTCTGCTCTGGCGAGTGTGATTTTCTTTGGACAATCTGCCGTTTCATCAAAGACGAACATATTGAGAGTAAATGAGATAAAAAGTGGTCAGACAAAGTCTTCTATCTCTGTGACAAATACGAAAAACAATTCTACAAAAGCCTTCATCATCGTAACATGCGTAGATGAACAGAGTGTCAAAACTTCAATTGTAGTTAGAGCAACATCTGGGAATTTTGTGATTATAAACCTGATTGCGGAATTTGCTTATAAGCACTATGGTATAGGAAATATCTTGGCTTCTGTAAATTCACACAGTCATTCAACATCAAATATTTTTGTTGAAAACAATACAGCGAATAATTCGGTGGTTGTCAACATTGTGACGAGTAATGTTTATGGTGACAATGTGAAGATGTGTCTGTCCTCTGTTATATCTAAGGATAATCAGACGATAGTTCGCGTTATCGCGGCTGGTCAGATGTCGAATTCATTAAGCGCTAATATTCTTAATAAAAACGAGACAAAAAATGATAGCGCTAAGGCATCTATTCTTTCTGTATCTACAGGTGAGAATAGTGCAAAGGTTTCAATTGTTATCTTGAACAGTCTTGATGTATCTGTCAAAACGAGCATCTGCGCGACCTTAAAAAATGAGTTTAGTATAAAATCAAATCTTCTTGTTGAGCAATCTTCTTCTGTTGATTCAAAAGCCGATATTGTTTCTATTTTAGTGTCCGACAACTACTCTAAGACAAATATAGTGGTTGAGAATGTCTATGAGTGCGTCTCAAAAACATATATTTATGCGCATGTTTTGGTAGACAATTACACGACAGTAGACATACTTAGGCGTGATGAGTTGCTGTTGAATTATGTAAAGACAAATATAGTTACAAAGGATATTGGTTTTAATAATAGCTCAAAGGTGATGGTGTATAGCTACATAATATATAGAGCACGACCATTTCAGACGCGAACACCTTCTATTCATGTAGATAGAGGATTGATATATGGTAAGTTAAAGGTGATTAAACTATTGTAAACCAAACAGATGCTAGAGACATTTGGTCTGCCAGTAATTGTCAACTACCACCAGGCTAAAGACCTAGTGGCTTGTAACTCCTTGCGGGGTTACGATTCGCAGGTTGACAACTGCAAGGCAACAGATTGGGTACGAGATTGTTGGTCTTACGCTCACACAGCAGAAAAGCTATTGACATTGATAAAAGATTTAATTAAACTGTAAGTATAGAAGCATCATCGGTTAGTTATACACAATACAATGTGGATGAAGTCAATCGAAAGGTTTTTTTATTAGTATAATGAACCATGGCAGACCAAAAGATTACTCAACTTAACGAGAATACAACTCCTCTTTTGACTGATTTATTGGCTATAGTTGATGACCCTTCAGGTTTAGCCTCAACCCAAAAAATAACTATCAACAATGTCTTGTCTTTTACGCCACTTCTTGCTGGCCGTTCTGGTGGTCAAGTCTTAATTGGCGGTACTGCTGTTGCCGACATTCTCAAACTTCAAGGAACATCAGGTAATGGAACATTAACCTCTCCTGCCGTTCAATTATTAGTAGGCAATAACGGGGATACTGTCGCAATGACAGTTTTAAATAATGACAACGTCGGCATCGGGACGACGGGACCGAATAACAAGTTGCATGTTGTGGGCAATATTGAAGTTGGAGCTTCGTCTGGGACGGGTGTTAATCCAGTTATTTCTAATCCCAATAGCGTTGCAAA